CTAGGAAGCGTCGACCAGGGCGGAGATGCGCTCGTGCAGCGCGGCGTTCTCCGCCTTCAGCGCGGCGTTGCGCGCCTTGAGCGTGGCGATCTCGGCGCGCAGTTGGTCTACCTCGCTCAGCGGTTCGTCGCCCTCCTTCGGTTCGCGCGGCGTGCGCGCGGCGGCGCGCAGCTCGCGCACCTCCTTGGCGGCCTGCTGCATCTGTTTCTTGCCGCCGGCCACGGCGGCGACCTGCTCGGCCTCCGGCAGCGAGGCGACGGTGGCGGCCGCGTTGATCGAAATGGTGCCGGAGCGCACCGCCTCGACCAGCTCGGGCGCGGCGGTCTTCTGGATCTTCTCGATCTGGCTGATGGTGTTGCTGCTCAGGCGCGCGGCGCGGGCGATGTCCTCGCGCGAGCTGAGCGGCATGGCGGCCGGCCGCGCGGCGGCCTCGCCGTCCTCGGGCGGCGCCACGGCGGCGTCCTCGGCCAGCGCCAGCGCGGCCAGCTCGGCCGACTTGGCGGCCATGATGTCCTTCTTGCGCAGCGCCAGCACGCCGCGCTGGAAGTCCGACACGCTGCGCCGGCCCAGGTGGTTGTCGATCATCCACAGCTTGACGTCGTCCAGGCTCTTGAAGCTGGTGTTCTCCGTCACCTTGAACGGCACGCCGTGCTGCTGGCAGATTTGATAGCGGTTGTGGCCGTCGACCAGCACGTCCTGCCACAGCACCAGCGCGTCGCGGCAGCCCTCGACCAGGATGCTGCGCTCGAGCGCGGTGTACTCGGCCTCGGTCAACGGGTCGATGTAGGCGCGCAGGGTGTCGTTAATTTTGATTTGCATACTGTTATTCCTTCCAATACCGGCGCGGCGGCGCGGCTGTGCGCCTGCCAAATCGCCGAACAGCATGCTACACCATCTGGCCGGCCGGCCATAGGCGCATCGCAGTTGATTGCCAAAACGACATCTCGCGCGGCGCGAGCCCAGCCGCGCCGCCGGGTACAATGCCGGCATGTCAGACAAACCACCCAAATTCCCCGGCCCGCTGACGGCGCGCGGCGCCGTGCTCGCCGTGCTGCTGTCGGACGCCGACCAGACCGGCGCCGAGCCGCTGCAGGGCCGCGTCGCGCTGGCCACCATCGTCAAGATCCTCAAGCGCAAGTACCACTGGCCCATCGAGGCCGACAGCTTCCCCGGCAACACGGCCGACGGCCGCGCCAGCTGGGCCACCGTCTACAGCCTGGCGCCGGCGGTGATCGCCGCCGCGCTCGAGGCCGGCGGGCGCGACTGGCTCGACAGCAGGCGCGCCAGCAAGACCGGCGCGCGCGCAGGCCGCTGAGGGCACTGCGGCCCGTCGCGAAACGGCAGAGGAATTTGTCTTTGGCGCAGCGCAATTACCGTTTGCGCGCCGGATTGACACGACCGGCCACGCGGTTCAACATAGTGCAATGAACGCTTCCGACAAAGAGTACATTGATGCCCGGCTAGATGCCCAAGATGCCCGCGTTGACAGAAGGCTTGCGTCCCTCGAAGCACTCGTTATGACTAAATTTACCGGAGTTGATGCTCAGTTTGCCGCTATCGGCATTAAGTTTGCCGAAGTGGACGTCCAGTTTGCTCGCATGGACGCCAAACTCGCCGAGCTTAGAACCGAGATGCATGCGCGTTTCAACGAGCTGATTAAATGGCTAGTGGGCACGGCAATCGCCATGTCGGCGCTGGGCATCACGATCATCGCGCTTTTGTTCAACTTCGCCACCTCCAAGCCGCTAGCACCGTCGCCGCCGTCGGTTCCCGCCGTCGTTGCGCCGGCGCCGGTGGCCGCGCCGACCAGCGCGCCCGTCGCAGGCCAGCGACGCTGAATCGAGCTACGTTGCGGAAACGGAAAGCCCTCCGGCTTGTCCGGCCCGGCCGCGCCGGTCACTATCACAAATATTTATTTATTGACAACATTAATCCCACTCCTCTAACTTGGATGGCGCAGCAACACCGATTTCGTCGTCATCTCACTTAATCAGGAGACAATTATGGATTCAGTCACATTTCAGTTGGTCTTGCACAACCCCACCGGCCGCAGCGTGCCGGGCACCTTGACCTACCACTTCCGCGACCTCAAGCGCAGCGGCCACGACGCCCTGACCGAGCTGGCGGCCGCAGCTGTGGACCGGGGCACGGCGGAGTTCACCACCTTCGTGGTGGAGGGCACCTTCTCCGCCCCCGCGCTGACCGGCCCGCTGCCGATCAAGATCAAGGGCGTCTCCTACGTCAGCATGATGGGGCCGACGCTGGCGACCATCTTCAACGGCAACTCGACCATCGCCTCGCTGGGCCTGGAGTTCAATTTGATCGACTCGGGCGGCAGATACATCGGCGGCGGCCTCAGCTGGCAGCCCGAAGGCCCCGGCAGCATGCAGCCCTGGTGCTTCATCGGCACCCAGCTCGACTGACAGCCCGCCCGGCCGGCGAGGCCCTGCCTCGATTTCCGCGCCGTCGTGGCAGCGGCCATGCCGCCGCGTCGCGCGCGCTGGCGGCGTCGGCGCGACGGCCCCGCACGATTGCAAAAACCTGCACAATCTGGTCGAACATGCTATCTTTCACCGATTCAGAAGCGAGATATCATGTACGAAATCAATCAATCGTCCCGGCCCAACAACGAGATGTCGAAAGTCGTCGAGCAAGGCCTAGCCCTCCTGCAAACCCACGACCGCGCGCTGGCCTCCGCGTTTCTGGTGCGTCGCGGCATTCCGTTCAGCGTGATCGTGCGCGTGCTGTCCGACCCGCCCGAGCGCCGCCGCACCGCGCGCGCTCGGTCCCTCGAGCGGCCTGAATGGAAGGCCTGAGCCCTTAGGAGATGGCGTTCATCTCGCTTTCGTCTTCGGTGTAACGGACCGAACCGAGGCCGCCATTCTTGATGAGTTCGGCCAACGACGGTCGCTGGCGATCGGCTTGATCGCCACGCGCCCGGTCGGCAACCAGCTGCTCGGCCGTCCCCTCGTGCTGCAACACCATCAGCACAATCTCCTCCTCGCTGCATCGACCGATGGAGCTAAACTGCAACGGCTCATCAACATTCTTGTACCAGACTTTGTACAGCGGCATGGCGACCTCCGGGATGGTAGAACAGCCATTATGGACCAGACGCGACGGGACAGCGCGCGCCAAGGCGCGATAGCCCCTTGCGGCGGCCACGGAACTAGCGATGTCGACTACTGGTGTGCTAAAATCCGCGCTCGCTGCCCGGATGGTGAAACTGGTAGACACTGGAGACTTAAAATCTCCCGCCTGTAAGGGCGTGCCGGTTCGATTCCGGCTCCGGGCACCACGATACAGTTTATAGAACCAACACAAAAGGCCATTTTCTCTTGAAAATCAAGAGCTTATAGCCTTTTTCACGTCCGCCGCAAACATTCAAACCAACACTAAAAACCACTATTTTCTGGTACTCTTTACGAACAAATTACGAAGGTATTACGAAAATGGCGTCTTTTAAGAAAACCCAAACCAAGGCAGGGATTGTTTGGCGCGTCCAGGTGGCCATTCAAGGAAGTCGCGAGTCCAACTCGTTTTCGACAAAGGCTGAGGCGGTGGCGTGGGCGGCCGAGCGGGAGACGGAGATTCGTCGCGGTCAGAACTTGAGCACCCCACCACGGAAGACATTTGAACAAGCGTCCACCAGGTATGTCGACGAAGTGTCAATCCACAAGAAAGGTCATCGCTGGGAAAAAATCCGGCTTGGCGCCATGTGCGAACACGCCATAACGAACTTGGAGCTAAAAATCAAGGACACCAAGCTCGGCGCCATGTACCTCGACGAGATCACCCCCGCCGTGCTGGGCGCGTACAGAGACAGCAGGATGACCGGCCTGGAAAAAGTCACTGGGGCAACAGTCAACCGGGAATTCAACTTGCTGTCCCACGTCTTCAATACCGCGCGCCGAGAGTGGAAATGGATCGCCACCAGCCCCACCACCGACGTACGCAGACCAAAGGCGGCCGCTGCCCGAGACCGGATTCCAACCGAGGATGAAATCGGCAGGATAGAAACAGCACTGGGGTTTGATGGTGACCCCATAAGCACAAAAAGCCAGGCCGTTGCTGTAGCGCACCGTTTCGCTATCGAAACAGCAATGCGCGCCGGCGAGATCTGCGCCCTGAAGAAAGACTGGATTGTCGGCTGCGTTGCGCACCTGCCTGCCGACATTACAAAGAACGGGATGAAGCGAGACGTGCCGCTGTCGAAGCGCGCAATTGAGCTGCTGGGCCTACTCCCAACACCGGAGAAACCTGCTGCGCCGCTTTTCGGTATCTCCACCGCCTCGCTCGACGCCCTATTCCGCAAGGCGCGTGAGCGGGCCTGCGTCGAGGGCCTTACCTTCCATGACAGCCGGCATGCCGCCATCACCCGGCTGGCGAAGAAGTTGAGTGTTTTGGACCTGGCGCGAATGGTGGGTCACAAGGATCTGCGCATGCTGCAGGTGTACTATAACGAGAGCGCCGCCGACATGGCGCCGAGGCTGGACTGAGATCGCCGGCAAGCGGCTAAATGCTGTCTTCGCCGAACTGTGTATCTACGACCAAGTGGCTGCCACTGGACGAGAACCAGAAATTCACATGGGGGCGCCATGGGCGAATTGAATAGGCAACAAATCTGCGCGGAGCTGGGTGTGAGCGAATCGACGATTCGGCGCCTGGAGCAACTCGGTCTTCCTCACACTCCGGTCGGCGCTCGCTCAAAGCGCTATGACCTGGCTGAATGCAAGGCCTGGCTGAAGGAAAATCCGCCTGGGACATGCGCCAGAGCGATGAGCATGTCACCATCATGGTCCCCGGGAAAAGAGTTCACTGAATATTGCCGCAAGGTGCCGCTCCGGGTGATACCAAGCGAAAAGTGAATCTCGGTAGAGCGCGCTGCGCGAGGATGAATACCGATGGGAGTGGAAGAGAAGCTGAAGGTGGCGCACGGGGCGCTGCGCAACATCGCCGACATGGACAGTGGCGAGTTGGCGAAGCATGGCCGTAGGATAGCCCTGAGAGCCTTGGCATTCACCGATGCGGACACGCCGGGCGCCCCCGGACGCCAAGAAGAAATTGAGAGCCGCGCGATAACGCAATTGATTGGCCGTGTCGAGCTAGTCGTGCGCGAAGCTGTAACGAAGGGCGCCGTCGACCGCTACCCGATGACCTGGGTGAAGCTCGACCGATACGTGGAGATTTCTGGCGATTCTGTCGATTCCGTCCAGTCACGCCGCAAGGCCGGGAAATGGCTCGATGGAAACCAATGCAAAATTGTAGACGGCCGGCTCTGGATCAACCTGCAGGCGGTAGACGAATGGATTGAAAGGTGGGGGAAGAGGTATCTGGCGCGCTAGAGGCAGCCGGCCAGCACCGCCTCCAGCTCCCCCTCGTACCGCCGCGCGCGCGGCCAGTCCCGCGCCAGCGCCAGAACCTTGTCGCCGGCGGCGGCGTCCAACGACAGCTTGCCAAACTCGTAGTCCGGTTTGATCGGCACGTAGCCAACGCAGGGGCGGTACACCGGTACCTCGACGATCTGCGTCGCCGGCGGCGCGCCGGCGCAGCCCGCCACCAGCAGGCCGGGAAGAATTGCCAGCAGGCCGACCAAGAGTGAGCATCCATGCGGCATTGCGGCGGTTTTATGCCGCCCAGGTGGCCGGGCCATGCTTGCATTTTTCGCCCTCATCGCACGCTCTCCAGCAGCTGGTTGACGGCAGGCATGGCCTCGTCACAGGTCGTCGCTCGTCGGCCGGCCAGCTGCGCCAGCGCGCCGTCGAAGCGCCGGCCGTTTGCCGCGGCGAGCTGCTGGGCGGCCTGGCCGCGCGCGTCGGCAGCGATCTTGGCGCTGGCCAGCGCCTCCACGGCCCGGTTCTGTTCGCGGATGCCGGCCGTCAGCGCGTCGGCGCGCATGCGCTCGGTGACCAGGTCGGCCAGCGCGCGGTCGCGGTCGTGCGCGGCCAGCCACCAGCCCGCACCGGCGCCGCCACCGACCAGCGACAGCGCGGCCAGCAGCGCGATGGCGGCCGCCTTCCAGACGCCGCCGACGACGGCGCCGCCGGCCAGCTCGCCCAGGGCGCTCAATTCAGCCCCCGCAGGCAGATTTCGCGCTCAGCGGCGCGCCGGCGCGTCAGGCCGCGAACCGCCGTACCGCCGATCTTGTCCCACATCAGCAGCGCATCACAGCCGCCGGCGGCGTCGCCGGCGTTCGTGCGGCGCGCCATGCTCGATCCGCAGAACGCCGCGACCCCGATGTTGTAGGTGACGTCGGTGTAGGCGATCTTCTGGCCGTCGGCCATGGGGGCGTGGATGCATGCCATCATTCCCTCGGCGTGGCGCGCGAGGTCACGGTCCAGCTGGGCCTTGCACTGCTCTGGCGTGTAGGTGCGGCCCCACTGTGCATCCTCGGTGGCGCCGGTGCAGTACGTCAGCACGCCGCCCTGGTCGCGGTAGGTGGTCAGCACGGTGCCCTCGAATGCTGGCGTCAGCGCCAAGACGCCGGCGGCGGCGATGCTGCCGATGATGGCGGCCAGGCCGCGTTTACTTGGCCGGGGCATCATGGATCTCCTGTTGCGCCAGCAGGCGCGCCGCGAACGCGCCGATCGATACCGCCATTGCGACGCCGGCAAAGATGCCATTGGGGATGCCGGCCGGCTGGATCTGGCCGACGACCACCTCAAGGCCGCCGAAGATCGCTGCGGCGGCCGTGAATTTCAGGCTCCAAGCCTTCTTTAGGACCAGGTCCCAGTTTTCCACGAGTTGCATGTTTAACCTTTCGGTGCGTGATTGAGGAGCCAGGTCAGCCCGGCCCCGATGGATGATGCTGCGCCGCCGACCAGCATCAGGGTCTTCCAGCCGCCCTTGGCCTCCGACAATTGCGCCAGGACGGCGTCCAGCTTTGCGCCCATCGCGGCCTGGCTGGCCTTGAGGTCGACCATGCTGGCGGTGAGATGGCCCACCTCGGCCTCCAGGGTCGCAATGCTGATACGGGCTTCGGTGAGTGCGTCTTGGTGCGGATCTGCCATGGTGCCCTTTCGATTACTGGAATGCGGCTGCGGCGATGAACAGCGCGTCGGCCTCGGCGTCGGTCAGCGGCAGCGCCGCCATCAGGCGCAGCGTCAGCGGGTCATGTCGCTGGACGCTGAGCGCCGCGCCCCACGTGATGCGCGCCAAGTCGCCCTCCTCGCCCTCCAGAGCAGCGATGATGGCCTCGACGGCGGCCAGCTTGCCGGCCTGGTAGAGCGCGCGCCGAGCGTTGAGCATGGGCACCGTCTCCGGTACCGCCGGCAGCACGGCCGGCGCCGGCGGCGCACTGCTGGAGATCTCATAGGCGCCGATGACGCCGAGCGGGTACTCGACGCCGTCGCAGACGAGGCGGTCGGTCTTGGTGACGACAGAGCGGAACGGGCCGAAGGTGGCGCCGCTGGACAGGATGAGTGTATTCATGCGGCGGCCTCGATGCGGTGGATGGTGGAGCCAAGGCCCGGCATATTGGATAGTCCCCAAAGCTCGTTGGCGGCGCCGTTGATGCCGGCGAGCAGGCTGATGTTGAGGGGCTTAGCCAGGCGGCAGGAATTGGCGCTGAAGCAGCCATCCCAACCACGGCCGGCGTCGCCAACGCCGTAGACCTGATCGCTGGCGGTCAGCCGGTGACCATCTTCCGGCAGCGAGACGTCGCGATTGGTCGACGTCGTAGCGACAATCGACGGCGAGGCGCCGGAGCAGTCGTAGCCGACCTGCACTACCGCCGCAGCCGAGCGGACTGCGATGCGCGCGATGCTGCCAGCCAGGGCTACCTTGGCGATGGTCGTCGGCGAAGGCGAGGAGACAACCGGCGTGCCGGCGGTCGCGGTGCCGGCGGCATCGGTCAGGATGTTGGCGGTGTAGGAGCCGAGACCGTCCGAGACCGCGACAAAGGTTTTGGATGCGCTGAGCGGGAAAACGTCGCCGACGAAGGGGGTCGTCAACCAAGAGCCGCCCAGCCCGACAAGGGACCCCGCCTCGACGGTCCCCGTCAATTTGAACACCGAGGCGTAGGGGCCGCCTTCGGCCGTGACGCAGATAATATTGCCGTTGCTGCTTTGATGTGATTTTCGGTACGAGCGGCCAGCCCCTGAGGTAAGAGACATGGTAACCGCCGAGGTACCTGGGGTTAGCGTCGAGCCGGACACCGTGAAGGGGTAGCAGGTCAGGTTGACCCCGCTACCTGGGGCGATGGCGAGCGCGCGGACGATCGAGCCGGAAGCGTACAGCTCAGGGGTGATGCCGTTCGCGCCGGAATTGAGGGCCGATGCCGCGCCAATCGTCGGCGTCGTCCCGCTTACCGAGATCGCACGCAGGAAAGCCCCTGTCGCGGGGGAGCCTTGACCATACCCGATAACCCAAGAGGAGCCGACCGCGATAAGCCCGCAGCCGTCGTCCTGCAGGGCAGACCCCAGCGTAGCTGTAGCCTTGCTGCCCGAGTTGACCGTGAGGCCGACGCCGGACGCGGTAATGGTGACCGCCTCAAGGGCAACCCCGTCGACACTGGTTACAAGCACCTGGTTGGCTGCGGAGAGCAGCGCCTTTGCCCCGAGGATGCCGGATGCAGTGGCGCGAATCAGGACGGGCGCGCCCCAAGTCAACGACGAGGAGTCGTAGACGACGCCGTAAATTCCGCCGGTCGCGCCGTAGTAGCCGAACAAGATAAACGTACGTGTAGCATCCAGCGCCACGCGCGCATAGTTGTTTGCATTGGAGCGGATGCCCGGCGCGTTCAGCGTGGCCGTTACACCGGTCTTTTCCAGGCCCGCGCTGACCCAGATGCCGCCGGCCGTGGTGTTGTCGACGAGGCCGATAGTCGCCCCGCTGCCGGCGCGAATCCAGCCGATCTGCTTGCCCGAGTAGTCCTTGACCCCGTAGTCGTAGTCACCGGCGTTGTAGATCGCGAAGCGGCCAGCGCTGGCCACGCAGCTGGTCGCATCGGGCAGGATCGCGTACAGGCCCGGCTGCGATGGCGTCACCGAGATGGCGCCGGGCGACGTGGAGGTGAGCGCCACATTGCCGGTCAGCGACACGCCGCCCAGGCCGATGCCGAGCAGCTGGATTGCCCACTGCGCGCCATTCGAGGCCGGGTCGGCGCCGCCGCTGCCCGCGCCGATGCGTCGGTACGGCAGGCGGTTAGTCGGACTCCAGACGGGGGCGCCGTCGGCGTAGATAGTGACGGCATCCCACTTGGTGGCGGCACTGGCAGATGCGGCGGCGGCGGCGCTCGAGGCGGCGTCACTGGCGCGCAAGGTCGCCAGTGCAGCGCTGGCTGCCGTTGCGGCCGCTGCCGCGCTGACCTCCGCGTTGGCGAGGTTCTGCTGCGTGACCATGGTGGGCAGGGCCGCGAGCAGTGCATCGCCCGCGGGGTCGAAATTGTCCGGGTCGTCGGTGCTTGGCGCCGGCGGCAGTGCGTCAATAACAGTTGTCATAATTCCTCTACTTGCAAGCTGATGATCCCGTAGTCGTGCTGGGCCAAGTTCACGCTGAACTCCTTGTGGATTCCAAACAAAAACAGTGGGTCGAAATAGTCGTGGGTGAAATCGTCGAGGCCGGAGTAGATCGCCGGCCTTCCGTTGAGCGCCTCGCGCAGCTCGAGTATCGTGCTGGTCAATTTCTTATCGAACCAGATCTGCTCGCTGACCGTTGGAACTGAGCGCCTCGGGTTCAGGTCGATGTTGCCAAACTTGTCGCGCTCCACCCCCGAGAAATTCAGGTGGTTTGACTCGGGGTTGTACTGCGTGTCGCCGATGTAGATGGCGTTGCCGACGAGGATGCCGCCGACGCCGCGCTGGCCGGTTGGCTTGCTGACGGTCACGGTGATGTCGGCATTGCGGTACGGTGGCAGGTTGAAAAACTGGACGCTGGTACGCATCGGGAAGCCGCCGAAGAAATACTGAGTCAAGGTTCGGCTCTTACGCTTGCTCAGGTTGACGGTGACTTTGTACTTGAGTGCGCCGGCGACCCTGACCTCGATCGTCACGGATCGCGCGTCCAGGCCGATCACTGCAATCGAATTGACGCGCACGCCAGGCGACACCGTCTGCACGATGTCGACCGGCGCCACGGTCTGCGTGTTGCGAAGTTGGTCGAATGCGTTCCACTTGTTGGTCATCCCGCGCAACTTGAGCCAGGCCGTGCCGGTCGCGAGAGGCTGGCCGACGTTACCGGCAATCTGCGACTCGTAGACCAGGTGGTTGACCGGGTCGATCACGGTGTCGCCGAGGGCGTAGGTGACGCCGGCCGAGTAGACCGAATAGGTGGTGCCGATGTTCTGCCACCACGTCGGACTGGTCGCCGGAGTGTTGCCGATGTTGCTGGCCGCCAGTGATTTGTAGACCGTGAGCGTGCCGCCGACGACGCCGGTGCAGGACGTCACGCCGGCGCCGTAGGTGGTGCCCGCCGCATAGAAAGCCGGCGGCGTCTCCACCACCGAGCTGCCCGTGAGCATGGCCTCGGTGATGGTGATAGGCGGTATTACTCTCATGCTGGCACCGCCTTCGTCATCAAATAATCACCGCCCTGGGTGGAGCGGACCAGCACATTGGTGCTCTTCTTGGTGTTGTCTGCAGTCGACTGAGCTGACTCCTGCAGCTTCACCACCTCAACCTTCAGGGCGCGAATCTCCGCGACCAGCTCGGAGTTGTCGCCCCCGAGGATGGTTTTGGTCTGGCTTGCATTGAAGATGCGCGAAGGCCCGGTTGCCTCTAGCTCCATCCCCTCCTCACCAACAACGCGGAACCCGCCCAGGTGATCGCCGCCGGCAGCAAAGCCCGGCGGGTGAAGGCGCTTATACTCATCGCTCGACACGATGTCTCGGCGCACCTCGTCGAAGCCATAACCCTTGGCCAGTACGCCCTTGTAGAACGCCAGACCACTCTCGTCCGGCGCGCGGCCGAGCAGCGAGCCGTACAGGTCGGCGATGCCGTAGGACGCAGCGACTGGCGCGTTGCCCTTTGCGACATTGACCGCCGAGGCGAAGTTCGCCAGGGCCTGCGGGAGCGTCATCAACGACGTGTGGATGCCGTTGAGCAGGTCCGTTTGGATCTTGGCTTGGGTCAGGGTCGCGTCGAGCGCGGCGATGTCCTGCTTGTGCTGCGCCTCGGTCGCCTTCTTGGCGTCCTGCAGCGTTTTTAGCATCTGCTCGTCGACCTTCAGCTTGCTGTCCGTGATGGTGGACAGTCCGCCCACGTTGTTCCGGGCGCGGTACAGGTCACGCTGGTAGTCCTCGTAGCTTGAGAACTGGCTCGATGCGTCCTTGCCGACGATGCTCAACGACTTCTTGAACGTGTCGGCGTCGGGCAGCGGGCCGCCGGCCTTGGCCACCGCAAGCGCCGCCTCGATCTGGGCCTGGGCCAACTGGCGATCATCCTTAGTGGACGTCGCGACGGTCAAGTTGTCCAGGGTTGTGTGCAGCTCCTGCGACAGACTTTTGAGCTTGTTTACCGATTCGGTCACCCGATCAATGCCGCCCTGAATGCCGTCAACGCTCGTCTGGTACACCTTGTTGAGCGCTTCCTTCTCGTTGCCGACGACGGCCTGCAGTTTCGAGTAGGCGGCGTCCACTCCGCTCAGCACCAGCTGCGTGGCCGCCTTCTCGTCGTTGAGCGCGTTGATGCGCTTTTGCAGAGCTGCGTCTGTCGCCGTCATCGCGGCCAGCTCAAGCTGACGTTGGCGCGCCAGCGCTTCGGCGGCCGTGTGGGTCAGGTCGTAGATCTGACCGTTCAGCGCGGCTGCCGCCTTTTCATCGGTCAGAGCGTAGATTCGCTTCTGCAGCTCCTTATCGGTCGCCGTCATGGCATCCAGCTCAAGCTGACGTTGGCGCGCCAGCGCTTCGGCGGCCGTGTGGGTCAGGTCGTAGATCTGACCGTTCAGGCCTGCCGTCACCTTGGCCGCGTCGGCCGCCGTCTTGAACGCCGGCGCCAGGTCCAGCAGCTGGGCGTAGAGCTCGCCGCCGGCCTTGGTCGATGGATTGATGCTCAGCACCAGGGCCTTGAACTGGTCGGCCGTGGTCACGCTGGAGTAGCCCAGCGCGGCCATCTCGGCAGCCGCGTACTTGATGGCCGGCGCCGCCTTCTCGGCGTCGGACAGGAAGTTATCAACGAAATACGAGTTCTTCTCGGCCAGCTTATCCAGGCCGCCGGCCAGCGAGATCAGGCGCTCCCGCGCCTCGATGCTGGCGACGCCGACGGCGCCGAACGTCTTGCCGGTCGCCTCCATGATCGAGTCGACGGTGGCGTAGTCCGTCGCGATGCGTGTCAGCGTTTGCAAGTAGCCCTCGCCGACCTTCTGGAAGCTCACCAATTCCGGCGCCGCTACCTTGGCGATTTCGTCGCCGACCTTGCTGAATACCGCCTCCAGCTCTTTCTGGATCTCGGCGCCGGTCAGGCCCTTGAAGCTGATTTCGCTCACACCCAGCGCCATGGAGTTGATCTTGTCGACAACGCCGGCTGAGCTCATACCGAGCAGGTCGATTGCGGACAGCGCACCGTCGCGCATAGATGCCAGGACCAGGCCGAACTGCTTCTTGATCGAGTCGTCGAGCGCGACGTCGTCCCGGCGGTTGCTGGTGCTCGCACCAATCCCCCACAGGCCGCTGTTTTTCTTCTGGATGTCGACGTAGCCTTTCGCGTCGATGCCGCTGATGGCGCTGCCGATGCTCTGGCTGCCGTTGAGCTTGATGCCCGAGTCCTGGATGGTGGTGCTACTGGCGCCGATGCCCAAGACGCCGGACGAGCTGCCCACCCCGAATTTCTTCTCATCGATCGCCGTCGCGCGCAGGCCGGCCGTTTGGGTGGCCATGGCCGCGACAACGCCGATGGTGTCGCGGATGGTCAGCAGCGCGCTGAGCATGCCGCGCGTGTGGCTGAGCTCGATGTTTGAATACTTCTCCAAGTTCTCGATGGATTTGGCGATCGACTCCGACTTCGACGACTCGTCGCCGAGCACGGAGCCGGTGCCGGCTGCGGCTTGGCGCTGCTTGGCGACGTCGATACTGCCGCCCCCGCCGCCAAATCCCCCCAGGCCGATTGCCGCCAACATGGCGGCGACGATGCCGAACGCGACGACGTTACCTGGGAATGGGACGGCCACGGCGCCCGCCATCGCGGTGGTCGCCAGGGCCGTTTGCTTAACCCCCTCCGCGGCCACCGTGACCGGGACGGTCGCTACGGTAGCGGCCATCTCGGTTGCTTTGGATGCCGCAAACAAGCCGGTGAATGCGACAAGCAGCCCGCTCTTCTCGATCATGGCCTTGACCGCCATCGCCATCTCGACGGCGCGGTAGGCCTTCTCGGCACCCTCCAGCGCACGATAGCCGGCCGTGCTTTCTTTGAAGAATCCCTTCGCCGCGCCGGCCATGTCTGCATACGATTTGACCTTGGCCGTCGCTGATGCCTTCGTCGCCGCCAGTTCGGCCTGCGCGATTTTGTCGGCGCCGCTATTCTTATCAACCTTGACGGCGGCCAACTGCGCGGCGATCGCTTGCTGCTGCACCGCGTAGCCACTCAGCGCCGTGGTCAGGCCGCCAATGGCCGAGCCGACGCGGCCGAAGGAATCGGTCATGCCTTGCGCGGCCTGCTTGGCCGCGTTGTCGACCGCGACGAGGATGTCGAGGAGTTCTTTGGCCTTGGTGGCGTCCAAGTTAGCCGTCAGGCTCACTCCCTTCGCCTTCTCAACTCCCAACTCGCGCATGGCGACCGCGCTCGCGCGCAGCGACGCCGCCTCGGATTCGCGCCCGATGATCGTGTCAAGGATTCCGGCCTCGATCTCCTTGCGCGTAGCCGCTTCCTCGACCAAGCTCTGGTTGAGCTTACTTGCCTCGACCGCACTGATGCCTATCACGGCATTTGCATCCTTCTGCGCTTGCAACTGACTTTGGATCGCCTGCACGTCGGTGGTGCGCTTGTCCGCCAGGTCGGCGAGGCTGGCCGCCGCCTGCCTGGTGTCCTTGATGTCGAGCGCGGCGATGTCCTTTTTCAGTTGCAGCGTGCGTGTCAGCACCTGCGCATCTGTCTCAGCGATTGCGCCACTCAGGCCAGCCTGTTCCTTTTTGCTATTCGGCTTGGCGGCCGTAAGGGCGAGCTCGGTGACCAACAACGCCCTCTTGCGCGCCAGAGCTTCCTGATCAAGTTTCGCAACGTCGTCGGCGTACTTGAACTCGGCTAGCAGGCTTGTGGCGAGGCCGGCCGCGCGATCTGCCACCAGCGCCACCATGGACCGCTTGGCGGATTCTTCCTCGACCGAGGCGCGACGACGCACCGCCTCAATCTGCTCATCGATACCTGCACTGAAAATGTCGCTGTATTTTTTGCGAATTTCCAGCGCTCGCTTACTGATTTCGACATCTGACGCGCCTGCCGCCAATCCCATATTTCGGCTGGTCTCGATGTCGCGCTCAAGCTGAAGTTGCCGGGTCAGGTACTTGTCGCCCTCTTTTGCCCAGACGATGCCCGCCTCATCAAGGCGAACTCCCTCCGCTTTCACTTTCGCATTCCACTCTGAGGCGTCTTTTTCCTGCCGCAGCGACGCAACCTTGGCTTCGGCGGCGGCGACGGCAGCCCTACCATCCTCACCGCCACCGGCGAAGGTATACCGATTTGTTTTTGCCTTTTCCAGCGCGGCCTCGGCGGCGGCTAGCTTTTCGCTGAGCGTGTCTGGCCGCCCAATGTCAAGCATGTAATCCCATGCCTTCTTCGCAGCCCCGCCGACGGCGCCCCAAGCCCTCTCCAGCCCACCAAGGGATGCTGCGGTGCTTTTTGCGCGGGACTCGATCGCATCGGCATATGCCTTTTGAGCGACAGTCGCCGCATCCTGCATACGCCCCTGGTCCTGGAGCGCGTTGATCTGCTCGTACGTCGACAGGGTCAGGAAGTGGTATTTTTCGTTTAGGGATTCGACGGCCTCAAGCGGCGCCTTACCTAAATCGGCGAAGTCCTTTGCCATACTGGCCGCGCTCATTCCGAGGGACTTCTGGGCCTGCACAGAAACCGACGCGAACCGGCTCAAGTTCTCCGCGCCCACCTTCCCGGTGGATACCAGCGCCGTGAGCGCCTCGGCGGCCGCGCCTTGAGTGATGCCATTCTGTCGCATACCGCGCGCCGCGTCGGCCAACTGATCCGACGTTGTCCCGGCAGAGTTGCCGGTCAGGATGAGCGCATTGGTATATGCGGTCGCCTCTTTGCTGCCTTGGTAGTAGGCGACGGCAAGGGCTGCGACGGCAGAGGTGGCCGCGACCACTGCCGCGACCACGCCAGCCGCAGGAACTGCCACGCCAGCTAGGGCAGTGCGCGTATTTGCGACAGCTTCCGTTGCCGAGCTTGCGTTGTCAGCCAGGTCGCCCAGGCTCTCTCCTGCCTGCCCGAGGCTGTCGCTGACGGCGCCCTGCGCGGCAGCAACGTCGCTCAGGGCGCCGCCCAATGCTGCAACGGACGAGGCGGCGCTACTGGCGCTCGCAGTCGACGAAAAGAAGGACGCAACTTCGCCGCCCAACACCCTGAATGTGTTCCCGATACCGCCGAAGGAATCCTTGATCTGCCCGCCCTGCTGGATCAGCACCAGCAGCGGATTCTGCCCACCAGCCAAACTCGTGAATATGTCCGTCAGCTGCGCGGGCATCTGCTGCAGCGCCGCAGTGGTCTGCCCGGATGAAACACCGAACTGCTTCATGACTGGATCGGTGTCGCGAATGGCTGCCGCTGCCGCTTTTTGCTTTGCCGCAACCGCGTCGAGTTGCAGCAAATACGGCCGCAGCGCTTCGACGTTAACGCCGCGCTGGCTCGCCAGCACCTCGTAATACGCGGCGCTCGTTCTCGATCCGGATTCCATAGCCGCAGTGGTGCGCTGAATCGAGCCGATCATGTTCCGGGTGGCGGAATCAACCTTTTTTGATGCTTCGACCCCATCGGCGCCGATGCCGCCGAGCGCGCCACCGCCTTGGGTGCGCAGGCTGTCGAGCGTGCGGCCGGTGCGCCTGACGGCACCGTCGACACGGTCGAGGCCGGACTCGACGCCGCTGGAGTCAACCGCCAGTTCAATGGTCGCGCCGCCAATCGAGTTTGTCATAGAATCCCAAATGAAGAAACCGCCCGGAGGCGGCTAGGTTTTTTTCTGATGCATGTACGCGAGAGCCGCGCTTTCCATGATCTGGATGTCACGCTCGAGCTCGTCGTAATCGCCGGGCGACAGCGCAAGGCGATCCATCTTTCGATACATCACGTTGTAGTCGAGCCCGGTCGCGCCGCTCATGCCGACGCGCCATTGCGTGCCGAGGAAGGAGAAGATCTGAAAGGCGTTGAGGTTGTCCGGCCAAATATCTATGGGATCCGCCGCCACATCCTCGGCCGTCAGGCCAAACGCGGCCAACTCCTCCGCGTTCGGCTCTTCCTCGTACAGCGCTGTGGCGGCGGCTTTTAGTTTTTTACCTTGGCCGCGGTCAGCTCAGCGATGTAGGTTTGGATGATGGCCAGGCCGGAGCCAATATGGTTCTCGACCAGCTCTTCCAGCGACTCGGCGTCGAAGGAGTCTTCCAGATCCCAGCCACTGGCGATGTCCAGGATGACGTCCGCGTCCTCGCGGTCGGTCAGGCTCTCGATGAACTTCTTGAACGCTTCGCGGGTGCGGTGCTTAAAGGTGAACTCGACGTCGACGGGCTTGCCACCGGCGACCGGGATGGTGACCTTGGCTTTGAAGGTTGGGGATGCGGTCAGACTGAATTTTGGCTTTGCCATTTTGTACTTTCTAATAGAAAAAAAAGACCCGGCAAGGTGCGACCAAGCGGGCATAAAAGACCCGCCGAAATTGGCGGGCCGGGCAAACGGTTACGGGGTAATGCGGTGGATCAGTAGCGGACCGGGCGGCCTTGCAGGCTGAAGGTGGATTTGACGGCCATGATCGAGTTCTTGGTCAGCGACGGCGTTTCGTCCAGCGAGACGATGCCGTTGTAGAGGATCACGGAACTGTTCGGCAGGGTGACGACCAGCGCGCGCGGGGTGCGCGTTTCGGCGGCGGCCTTGACCGCGATGAAGCCGGCCAGGGTCGGATCATCAGCAATCGAAATAGCGATCGACTGCGCGCTGGCCTGGGTTGGCAGCTGGGTCGAGAAATCGTTTTCCAGCAGCGATACTTCGGTGAAGCCCATCTCGCCGCCGGAGCTGGTGGTTTCCAGAATCTGCGTGATTTGCGTCAGCGTGGTGATCTTGCGCACCGAGCCGACGCCGCCGCCCGGCGTGTAGGTCACGGTGTTGGACGAGTCCAGCCCCTCCAGCGCAAAAGTGCCTGCGGCGGACAGGCTGACGCGGAAGATGCGGTTGTTGATGCGCGACCAGCCGGAGGTAGCCTCGACCAGGTCGCCATTGGCCAGGCCGTGGGCTGCGGCAGTGAGCACTGCCGGGTTGGCATTGCTTGCCGCCGTGATGGGAATGGCCGAGCCGTAGACGGTGGCCAGTTTCAGCGTTGCGCCGTTAGGCAGGGAGATCGACATATTTAGAGCCTTTCCGGTCGCTTGACCGAGAGTAGTAACCCTCGCGGGCGTAAAAAAACCGCCCGAGTTTCCTGGGGCGGCTCAAATGGAAAAGGCCAGCGGGTTCGGCTGACCTCTGTGAATTCTGCGGTTGCTTAGTCGACCTCAATGACCTTGCTGAGAACGGCCATGTTGCATTTCTGTTCGGCGATCGATCTCGGGGTGAATCCGCCGTTCATCAGCGCATTGACCTGGGCGGTGAAATAGATCATCGATCCGTCGGGCCGAGTCGCGCGGTAGCTGCATGCTGAATCGAGGCCGACCACGGCGCGCAGCATGTCCTGGCCGGCGTCGGCGATCCGGATCAGTTCGACTTGCAGCGACAGTTCAGCCAAGCCGGACATCGCTTGATATGGCCGGGCCAGGCCGATGTAATTGCGCGTGGTCGTGGCGTACTGTGTGCCGAGCTCGCCGATGACCTTGACGCCCTTGATCTGCGCGTAGTTCAGCGCGGCGAATCCGCCCGCCGTCGCGTCGGCGGGCGTTGCTCGCGACATGGCGAGCGTGCTGCCGGCAAGTGAAGTTGGCATATCGTCAGATCCAGAGGGAAAAATACTGCAGCGTGCCGCGCAGCTTGGTTTCGTCGTCGTAGGTAGCAATCGCGGCGCCCAAGACGGTCGGCTGCAGCGCAATCAGGGTGCGCAGCACATCCTCGACTGCGCCGCCCATGGCAGTGGCTTGAAGGCGCGTGTCAGCCCACACGTTGATCTGCATGCGCGCGTTTTTCTTCGATGGTATGGTGCTCTCGACGAAATTGACGGCATCGCCGCCCGTCTGTTGGTAGGTGATGTACGGGCGAGACGTATTCTCGGGCGCGACGTCAGGAAAAACTCGGTCCGAAACCAAGCCGCGCAGAGCGGCAAATAGTTCAGTTTCAATGCTCATTGTTGGCCTTGTATTTCGTCCAATTTCTTCGCCATCCGCACCTTTCCGGCGGCGATAGCGTCATCCAAGCGCGACAGCGACGGGCCCATGAACGGCTTGGCCGCCGCGCGCGAGGTGCCGAACTCGGCCATAAATCCGTGTGGCGCCTTGGTGTGGTTCCAGCTGACGCGATACATTTTCAGCGTCCCGCTCGACTTTTCCGGTGAGAAGACGCGATAGATCGCATCGCGCAGGGTTCCGGGCTGGATTAAGTATTTGACCCCATTTTTCTTGGAGTTGCGGCCGTAGAAATAATGCGGCTTGCTCGATACCGGCGCCCTGGACCGCGCCTCCAGGTAAATGACCAGCCCCATGCCGGCAGCACCCTCGATGGCGACCTCATCTTTCACCAGCTCGCCGTAGGCGCGCAGCTTCGTCCGCAAATCGTCGAGCCCGGCGAGATTGATATTGAAGCTCATGCCACACCACGCGAACACATTAGTGCGAGCGTGCGCTGATCCTGCCCCAGCACCGCCTCGACGCCGTAGACGTCCGCTCCGTGCAGCACCCGCATCTTCGCCGCAACACCGGCGCGGTACCGGATGGTGATCGTCGTCAGCACCAGGTTCTGCGTCGCGCCGGCGGCGACGAACTCGCGCCCGGTCACGTCGCGGACCTCGGCCCACAGCTTGCCGTCGCCGTTGGCGATGAAGTTCGTCCAATCGGCTGGCAGCGGCTGGCCAGCCTCATCCTGATTGGGTCCAAGCACCTGCAACGTGACGCGCTTGTTCAGGCGCATGGGGAGGCTCATGCGTAGCACCGGCAGGCGTCGAGCAGGCCATCCAGGTAAGACGACTGCACGGTGTCGCGCTCCAGGCGGGTGGCTGGGTCGAACTGCTCGACCAGCTTGGCCAGCAAGTAGAGCCGGACGTTTTCCGGTGTCGCCGCCGGGTCGGCGCCGTGGCCGCAGACGACGGTGACGACGACCGAGTCGAGCTCGCCGGCGGTAGCCGGCCAGCTGGCGCCGCGCGCCGGCACCAGGAAGCTCTCGTAGGCGCGGCGGACCGGCTTGTAGCTGGCCGGGGCCAGGGTCTGCTCGATGCCGTCCAGGTCCAGGTACTTGACCGAGGTCACGCTGATGACCGGGTGCGGCAGGCCGAGCGCCGTCGGGATGATGCTGGCGCAGGTATCGCCGAGGCGGTAGCAGGAGGCGCCGGGGAACTCGTCCAGGCGGACCTGCCAGGTCTGCTCCATCAAGCACTGGCCGATGTCGTGCTCGGCCGTGGCGACCACGCCCTTGATCCACGATGTGATCAGGTCGTCCATGTCGGTCATGTCGGCGTCGACGCGCAGGCTGGTCTTGGCGTCGGCCAGCTCGACGGCCAGGACGGTCGGGGCGACGGTGCGGATCTTGGTCATGGGGCTTCCTTCGTCAGGCCCAGGCTGGCGCAGCGTGCATCGGCTGCGGCCAGGCTGGCGTAGCTGTCTGCTATGGCGCGGCCAATGCCGTCCTCGACTATTAGAGTCATGCTTCACCTTCCTTGGGGTCTGTGCCGATTGATTCCGTCCGCCGCTTCTTGCCTCTTTTATTTGTATTCCCCATTCCGGCCGCTGACAATTTAGCCCTGGTCTCAGGAGACGTTGGCGCGCGAGGCCCGCGCTTTTTCCCCAGCATGCTTGCCGAGATAGCCGCTCTGTGGGCTGGGCTGAACCCCCGGGCCCGCATGTTGGCCCGAGCTTCATCGGTATGCTTGTAACCGATCAAACGATGGTGCCCAACTTGAGATGCGGCGAGCTTAGCGATATGCTCGGCCGAGAACGGGGCGCGCTTGACGCCCACCTTCTTGGCGCCAATTTTGGCCCTGGTCTCTGGGCTGTGTCGAACGCCCAGGCGATTACCGGCGGTCGGCAGCATGTTGTATCCGTCGACGGCTGCGAGATGAGCATCGATAGCGCGCTGTTCATACATCAGCAAATCATCAACGCTGCACAGCAAAAGCACTTGGAATGAAAATGCTGGCTCCCCATGTTTAGCAAAGGAGCTTTGCAGCTTCGCGGAATGATGCGCGCCTTTTCGCAATAGCGAAAAATGCGAATTACGACGCTTGCGCAAGTCGACTGCTGAGCCAATGTAAAACTTCCCGGTGACCGCGTTGGTGATTGAGTAAATGCCAGAAGCATTCGGTAGGCCTGTGCCTGGTTCAATGATCGACATGTCTTCCTTGGGGCGTAAAAAAGCCCGCTCGGGGCGGGCTTGGTGATGCGGTAGCGCAAGTTCAGCTGTCGGCGTCAGGCAGGCCGGCGCCCACCTCAATAATCAACATAGATCACCTTTCATTTTTCTTCTTTCTATTGATCGCAGCCTTCAGCGCAGAGCCGTGTGCCGCGCGGGCCGCAGGATCGGAGAATCTTCGCTTCCCGCCCGCGGACAAGGCCAGTCTATGTGCCTCAGTTATTGGGGTATGCCTGCCGGTTTCCCCTCTCCGGATATTCTCCCCTTGCGTCACAGGCTCAAGGTGCGACGGGTTAATGCACGATCTGTTTCTGCAAAGATGGTCGATAACCAGCCCTTCTGGTATAGGGCCAATATGGAACTCATAGCTGGCACGGTGCGCTTCTTGCGTCACAGATCCATTGAATTTGACTCGACCGTATCCATCGCGAAGCGCCCCGGTCCAAAGCCAGCAGCCCGACTCAACAACACGAGATCGACGCCTCAGAGTAGCGCCAATATCAACATTGGAAAACGCCAGCTTCAGGCACTCCGGCGAACAGTATTTCCGCCGCTTCATTTCCGAAGGTAGCCCACTCATCGTCGCAGAACAAACCGCGCAGGGCTTTTCAGCGAGAACCGAGGCGCCTTTATTGTGCGGCACCTTTCCTCTCAAACTCTCTGCGTAACAGGCCCTACTGCAATACGCCTTGCCACCGATCTGAGAAGGCCACTGCAAAAAATGGGCGCCGCATGAATCGCATGAAAACTGTACCTTGGCATTCATATTTATCCCCTTTGGTTTAAGGGTACTAGTATTCAGCTTTAAGCACACCGATGCAAGCGGAGCGTGCGCCAGATTCGCACAGGGGAGGCGCCGGTTTCGGTGGTGAGGGTCATGGGGCATCCTTGGTGCTGATCGTCACCATGTAGGTGATGTCGAGGTTTTCGCCGCGCTGGAGGATAAACTCGCTGCCGGTGTCCTGACAGCGCACATCGAAATAGCGCTCGGCGACCTCGCATACCTCGGCGCGGCTTTCGCCTTGCGACAGCCGGTACTCCACGACGTCACGCTGGATTTCCATGTCGGTGAGTGGATCGGCCGCCGCGAGCGGCGCCGCGATCAAGGCGGCGAGTATCAACCGCGTTTTCATGCGGCCGATGGATCAACCGCCCAGAGCATCGGGTGCGCGATGTCGAGCGTTACGTGCCCTGCTGCCCCGGTGCCGTAGATGACAACCTCGTGGCGCATAAAAGCCAGTGCGCCGTGAATGGCCGAACCGCCTTTTTTGAACTGATACGGAGGGGTATCAAGAGTCAGCGAGTACGCCTCGTTGATTGGCGTTACCACATCTAGACAACGGCACGAATAGGACTTGTCAGCGCCAGTGGTTGCCGTGCTTACCGTTACTGCCAGTTCGGGTGGCGTCACGTTGAGTGGCGCTCCCGAACCAGGCGTGTTTCCGCTGGAGATGCGAACACGGGCCAAGCCTTCCACCACGTCGCCGAAGGCGTAGTTGGATGCCGACACGGCGATGCGCACGGTAACCACCGACCCTGCCGCCAAGCCGCTGATGACCAGCCGTTGATTGTTGCCCAGTGGATCGCCATCAACCGCCTCGGTGCGCGGTACGATAGAGCAAACTACAGCCTGCGACCCCGCCGAGTTGATGACGACAAGGCCTGTAGCGATAGTCCCGGTAATCGTTCCCGAGCCGACCGAAGTAGTGCCTGCAGTTCCTTGCAGCAGAGCGTTGTCAAAATAGATCTTCCCGCTCGCCACTACGTCGCATGCCATCGGGTAGGTTGCGCGGCTGGCCGGGAAGTAGTTCAACAGTGCCTGTGCGATACGCTTTGCGCCAGCCCATGCCCCAAGCCGGGCGTCATGAGCGTTGTCCGCAAGCATGCCGGTCGAAGGCAGGCCAACAACGCTTGCGGGATCAGCATACAGCAGGCCGTTGGCGCTGCCCATCCATGTGTTGACGTAGCGACCGCCGATCTGCGGCAAGTACGACTGCGCCCAGCGATTAACAGGAGCCAACTTGGCGGACAGCGCGCCGGTGCCGCCAGTATTCGGAGGGATGGAGGTGAGTACCGGTTTCACGCCGAGTTGGACGCATCGGTCCATTAGAGGCTTGATACTGGCGATTGAGTAATCGGCAGTAAAACCCCGTGCATAGACGTTGTTGGTGCCTACTTTGAAGAGCGCAACGGAAGCGCCTGTACCCATCGCGGATTCAATCACAGATTGCAGGCCATCGCTGTCAGCACCGCCCGCGCTGTAGTTTCCGACGATCTTGAAAGTTGCCCCGCACATCGCTTTTGCCCAGATCACCGAGCCATAACCAGCCTCCTGCCATGCCAGATACATGATTGGGGCGAAGCCGCCGGAGACTGGAATATATGGGCCGGTCGTCGCGTAGGTCACGCTCGTGACTAACGCGCCCGAAAGCGTGTGGGACAGAATCAGTGCGTTTATCTGGTTAAGCTTCGAATCGACCATGCCGGCGAATGTAACACGGTCTCCCGTATAGGCGTTTTGGCCTGTCTGAGGCGACGTAATCGTTGCCGTTGCCGTGCCGTTTCCGTTATCCACGATGGTGACTGGCACCTCCACGGAATGCTTCTGAGCGGTGGAGTCGCCCAGAATTACAACGCCGTCCCGTGGACGTGGGGCCGGGATATTAAGCACCGCCGCCCCCACCAGCACATCAACGCTGCCGGCCGAGCATGAGATCAGGAACTGCTGCGTGCCGGCGTAGGCCGGCGTGGTGAAGCTGCCGGCGCCAATTGCCCACGACCGCAGCGAGTTCGTCCCGCCCAGCACCGGGTCCAGCAGGTAGGCGACGCCGGTGGTATTGGCCGCGCCGGTGATGGTCAAGGCCTGGCCCTCGGGAAGCGAGATCGGCACCTGCTCGCCGGCCTTGATCGAGGCACGGCCGCCGCCGACCAGCGGCTGGGCCTGCTGCACCGGCTGCACCGGCACGAAATAGGTGTCGCCGCCAGTCAGGGTAGCCGTCGCCTGCTTCGCCGCGATCAAACCGGCTTCGGTGCCGGCGTCCAGCGCCACAATGGCGTTCGCCGGGTATTTGTCGTATGCGCAAAGCAGGCGAATGGTCATATCAGTCCTTCGTGAGGGTTTCGGCGTAGGCCACGGCGGCCGGATCGGTGTCGACGACGCCGGCCAGGCTGTCGACCAGCTCGGCGTCGATCTCGATCACGTCATTGCATGTGCCGTAATCGCAGACCACGAGCACGCGCGCCTTGACGGTGCTAGGCGCTTTTGCCTTGCTATCTTTTTCTGCCATGTTTTTCTCCAGGTGGTGATACGCGGCAGGCCGAAGCCCGCCGCAGATTGGGGCAGCGTTCGGTTAGGTCGCCGACTGCTGGTACAACTTGATGCCGTTGACGTCGAGCAGGTTGCCGCCGGCGCGGGACCAGGCCAGGAAGCCGACCTGTCCTTTGCTCGCGAACGCCGAGTCTTCGAAGCGGAACAGGATGAAATCCAGCACGTCGCGGATCATGTACTTGGAGAAATCGCCGAAGCCGATTGTCTTGGCGTTGGCGGCTGGCTGGGCCATGTCGTTGTTGATCGCCACGTCCGAACCCAGCAGTTGCGCCGGCGTGCCGGTCTTGATGCCAGCCTCGTAGGACTCTGCCCAGATCGGGCGACCCGAGCCGTCCTTGATCTTGCGGACGACCTTGCGGGTTTGTTGGTGCATCATGAAACGGCAGGTGCCTGCATCCTGATAGGCTTGGTCGATCGATTCCTGCAGGTCGACCAGGTCGTCATACAGTACGGTCACCGTCTGGCCGGTGGCGCCGATCTTGCCAACCGATGCGGCGGGAACATAACCCAGGGGCTGGCCGGTACCGCTGCCGACAGTGAAGCCCTTGTTCATGGTGCGGCCGAGGCGATCGCGGATGCGCTTGTTGACCATGGCGATGATGTCGATCGAGCTGTCCATCAGCAGCTCGATCGGAATCGTGATGATCTTCGAGCTGGCCTTGAATGTGTTCAGGCCGACGGTGCCGAACGAGGCGTCACCGGAAGTTGCTCCTGTGTTTTCCGGAACCCACTCGCCTTCCTCGGCCGTACCGTCCGATGTCGGGTATCCCAGCGGATTGCCTTGCGAGGTCGTGATGCTGCTAGCCAGGCCGCGCATGCCGCCGTAAGCCTTCAACGCGTCGATCAGTTCCTTGGCGACGTCGGTCTGGACGGTGTAACCACCCTGGCTCGGCGCCGTGGTGGACATGGTGTTGCGAATGTCAGCCATCTCTTCGCGCGTCATATTCGCCGGACCTTCGCGCAGCAGTTTGGCGAACAGCGCGCGCGGCTTGTTGCTCTCGGCGTTCGCGCCGGGGTTGCGGCGGAATGTTTCGACGTCGCGGTTGTGGTCTTCAATTTCCAGCGCCATCACCTTCTCGACGGCGGTGATTTCGTTCTCGATGCCGTCGATCTTGTCGGCGCGCTCGTCGAAGGTTGTCTGGTCTTCCTTCGTCCAGGCGCGGTCGCCTTTCTGCTCCATCTGGTTGCGCGCTTCCTTCGCGAGTTGCTGACGCTGCTCGCGCAATGCTTGAATCGATTTCATATGGGTTCCTTGGTTGGACGTAAAAAATGCCGCGCGAGGCGGCCGGTATCGGGGTGCGCGAGCGCGTTATCCGAATTCGTGCAGGCGCAGGCGGTTGGCGTTGCGCTGGCGGACGGCTTCCCAATGCGTCGGGTCGTCTTCTTTGGCGGTGATCTTCGGCGCGTTGTTGTAAGCCGTGAGATCCCATTTGTTTTCGACCTTGGCCGTCTCGCTAATCGAATCGACGAAGCCGTTGGCGAGCGCCTCGTCGGCGGTGAACCAGGTTTCAGCCTTCATCCAGGCGACGATCTCGTCGTTGGACTTGCCGGTCTTGCGCGCGTAGTCGGCGACGATCGATTGGTCGATCTTGCCCAGCAGCGCGGCGGTCTGGATCAAGTCGTCATCGTTGCCGTATGCCATGGTCCACGCCTTGTGGATCATGTAGAAGCTGCCCCGTGCGATGTCCACCGACGCGCAGGCGGCGGTGACGTAGGTCGCGGCGCTGGCCGCCAGGCCTTCGATGACCGCGTGCACGTTGCCGTGAGCGGCGATCGCTGCGGCCATGGCGCGCCCGTCGAAGACGTCCCCGCCGGGCGAGTTGACGCGCAGCGTGACCTTCTTGCCGCTCATGCCTGCCAGCTCCTTGTTGAATTCGGCGGCGCCAACGCCCCAATACGGGTCGATGACGTCGTACAGGAACAGAGTTTCCGGCTCGGCCTCGGATCGAATCTTCGCCGGCGCCCGGTCTGCGTTATTGCGAATCAGCTGTACTAATTTCTTCATTTTTATCCTTGGTTGCGGAGGCGGGCGCCGCCGGCTTATCCGGGCGGTACAACACATCGCCGCCGTCGACCGGCGGGAGGTTCTTGATACGGCGTGCTTCATTGATCGTCATCCAGCCCGGCCCTTGGGATCCGCCAACGCACTGGCGCATATAGTCGCCCTCGGCCTTCGAATCCCCGGACATCAGCGATTCCATCTTGTGCTCGACAAACGGCGACGCCCGGCGGAACAGCTTGCGGTTCAATTCCTGCCGCACGACATCCAAGTGCGCCTGCATTGAAAACTTGATGAACCCCAGGGTTTGCGCTTGCACGCCAGATCCCCAGGAGCTGGTTGTTTCCTGTGCTCCGATCATGTGGGCCGGCACGCCGAAGGCGCGCGCAATGTCGATCACTTGATACTTACGCGATTCCAGCAACTGGGCGTCGCCGGCGGTCATGGACATTTCTTTCAGGTCCACGTCCTTTGGCAGCACCATCGGCGCGCCGGCGTTGCGGACGCCGGCATATTTCCTTGTGTACTCGGTGCGCAACAACTCGACTTGCTCCGGATCGAGCTTTGCAACGGTGGTCAAAACATGCTTCGGCGCGGCGCCGTTCGCGAAAAAGCTACCCGAGAACGTGTCGGCCGCCAAAGCCACGCCGATGCATTGAAACGCGCCCCATTGGATGGCGGACATGCTGCGGATGCCGTTAAATCCAAAGCCTGTGAAATGCAGCATGTCGTCCTGGTGCACCGGGCGGGTACGGCCGTCATCGCCAGTAACGCTATAAATCAGAAAGTCGCCGACCTTTCGCCCGGTCACCAGGTCGGGATTGTGCGGACGGAGGGCGCTGATCTTGGCGCCGGAGCGGACAATCTCGACATACCCGTCGCCGCGCATCATCCGGGACTGCATGACCCAACTCCACATCGCGGCGGCGGTCCAGTTGGCGATCGGCTCCTCGTTGAGCAGCCACCACAAATCGGGTTGGATGCTTTCGCGTTCGCCGTCGACCTCGCGATATATCGAGACGGGAATGGACCCCAGGGTGCCGCCGAGCAGGCGCACCGCAGCGAACACCGCGGACACGCGCATCGCCGTCTCCGCCGTAACGGGATAGCCGGATGCGGATGGCACGCCGCCCAGCATCGCAATGATTTGCGGATCGCTCGAGTGGACCACTGTGGCGGCGTTCTGGATTGCTCCAGTTGCGGTCGCGGGGGCACCGGCGCCGAACATGGCCGCCAGTTTTTTAAGAGGATTGATCATCGGTTATAGGCTAATAATTTGCACTTCTTCTTCGGGATCGGCATGCAAAATTCGGCCGATAGCCATAATCAGCGCGACCGCGCCATCGATTTTGTTGTCCTCGCCCTGCTTGATCGGGCGCACCACATCGTCGTTGCCCGGCAAGTATTTGCCGATGACGTTCGATATGCACCAGGTCATGATCGGATTGCCATCGTGGTGGAACCGTCCCGACGCGATTGCCGACTCCAGTTCCTTCATCGGGTCGCTCATGTTCGTGTAGTTCTGGGTGACCACGATGGGGTTGAGCCCTTCGTCGTCCAGCTGGTGCGATAAGCCGGTCGCGCCGTGCGGATCAATCGGGCATTCGTCAACTGGTGAAACCTTGTTGACCTCAATGGCCGACGCCAGTATTTCGCGATAGTCGACCTCGGCGCCCTCCGTCTCATCGAGCAAGCCGGCGTTGACCCATGCCTGGAACCGCTCGGCCATCCGCTTGTTGTCGGTGTCGCGCACCGTTTCCTCTGGCACCCAGAACTTGGGCCCGACGCTGTAGTAGTGCCGCCGACCGTCGATATCCCGGTGGTACACCTTGGCCATGCTGTTCATGTCCAACTTGCGCGCCAGGTCGAATCCCAGCACGCAGGATTGGCCTTCGAACTGTTCTTGCGTCAGCGTCTTGTCCTCGCAGCCGCGCCACTTTTCCAGGTTGTAGAAGCCGGTCTTTGCCGACGTCCACACATTAAGGTGCTTGGTCTTGAACGTGTTGGTGAAGCGCGCGCTGCGGATCGCCTTTTGCTGCTGGCTTTCCAGGTAGGTGAGGAACACCGACACGCCCATGTTCGGGTTGGCCTTGGCCAGCACCCTTGGATCGGTCCAGTCGTCGCCCTCGTCGATGGTGAAAATCCAGCCGAACAACTCGTCGTCCGGCACCGTGCCGTCCAGCATCTCCATTACCTGGCGCCGCTTGTCGTAGCACGGCCCTTCGATGTTCGCGCCTGCGGTCGTGATGATCAGGATCAGCGGCTGCCGGCGCGCCCCCATGCCGGTCAGCATGGTCTCGTAGAGGGCCGCGCTGCCGTGCTCGTGGTACTCATCGATGATCGCGCACGACGGCGATGCGCCATCGCCCGGGTTGCCGATCAGCGGTTCGAAGCGGCTGCCGTCATCCGGGCGGTTCATGTTCGACGCGTTCACTTCGATGCCGGCCGCCTCGATCAGCAGCGGCGTGCGCTTGACCATCAGGCGAGCGGGACGGAAGACTTCCAACGCCTGCTTTTCCGTGGTGGCGCCCGAGTAGACCTCGGCGCCGAACTCGTTGTCAGCGATGAACATCGCGATCGCCACGCCGGCGCCGATGACGGACTTGCCATTCTTGCGGCAGACTTCCCAATAGCTTTCGCGGAAACGGCGGAAGCCGGTCTTCTTGACCTTCCAGCCAAAGGTGCAGGCCAGGCCAAATTTCTGCCACGGCTCCAGCGTCACTAGTTGGCGTTTGAACCCCCACTCACCCTTTGTGTGCGGCAGCAACTCGATTAGGTTCAGCTTCTTCTCGGCCTCGGCAGCGTCGAACTTGTACGCGTAAGCGCGCTTGCGGCTGGCGGCCAGGTCATCCAGGTGCCGCTGGCATGCGAGTTTGACCCATCGGCATGCCGGTAGCCGGCCGGCCACGATATCGCGCGCGTACTTGTTTGCCTGCTCGACGCACGGGTATTTTTTATCAGCCATTAATGAGTTTGCCGAACGGGTTGTCCTTCTTCTTGTTCCCGCCGCCGACCAGACGCTGCCGGCTTGCCGGGTCAAGGCCCAGCATCGCGCCGAACGTGACCATCTGCTTGGCTGCCTCGGCGAGCGCGGTCAAGGCTGGGTTCTTGATCGGCCCGCCGGTGGCGCCTTCCACCACGATGCCGTTCTCGGCGATGTGGGCAGCTGACGCGCGCCAGTTACCGTAGGCCATACAGAACGCCTCGACGTTGTGCAGGTCGGTTACCTGCAGCACCTTTTGCATGAGCAGCGGCGGCGCCACGCGCATCCACATGTCACGCGCTTCGCCGACGATCCACTCGGGCGGATCAATATTGGTGACCAGCCCAAAGTCCGGCTCGTCATTGTTGATAGCGCGCTTACCTGGATTGCCTGCGGCTTTCTTGCGGGCGGTTGGCTTCGGTTTTCGGCCCCGGCCGGCGATTGTTGCGATCCCGCCCATCGGCTACCTTTTGACTTTTAATTTCGCGGGCGTGAAAAAAAGGGGGACTGGACGGTCTAGCCGGAAAAGCCCCTGCACTTTTGACCACCCCCGCCTTTGCGCCCTGGTCGAGACGCTTCGCCGATGCCCTTGCTGCCGCACCACACGCCATCAGGGCGTCGATCACGCGCGCGTTGGGTCTGCACTGCGTCGGCCAAAGCCACCGTCCTCGGTCGCAGTCTTGCGATCATGATGTGGCTTGCACAGCGACTGCCAGTTTCCATCGCTGTCCCAGAACAGTGCCTTGGCCTTGGTGATGGCACGCTCGTCACCACTGTCCAGCGCGGCCTTGAGCTTATGCGGGGTGATGTGGTCAACCACGTTGGCCGGTACCGCTGGACGTCCTTCCTTTGCGCATGCCACGCAGAGCGGGTGCGCTCGGAGGTAAGCGGCCCTGGCCTTGCTCCATGCGCTGGTGTAACCGCGCTCGTGGGCGGTGCCACGCTGCTCGGCATCAGCTGCCTGGTTGGCCTTCTTGTGTTTGTCACAGTGGCCGGGCTTGTCGATCAAGGCGCCGCAGCCAGCTTGCCGGCAGATGGACTTGGCGCGGCGAGGCATCAGCGGGCGACGCGCCAGGCTGCAGCGAACGAGGCGCTCACGCCCATGTGCTGGCGCCACAATCGATAGCTATTGATAAGGCGAACGGGCCAACGGCGGCGCTTGACGTCAATCCGCATGTGCCATTCTGCCGGCGCGCCGAGGACGTGGTTGTTGGATGGGTGTTGCACTTTGTTCATGCTCTGCTTTCGTGTGTCACAGCCCGGTCCGACAAAGCACCGCGATGCTCTGCGTAGGAGGCAATCGGCTCTTGTACGTCTGTGACGGCGCTGATATTGGATGCCGCCTCTGGAGCGCGCTGGCGGCTGCCGCGTTAAATGTTCAGTTCCAGGCCGCCGCCCTCGCCCACCAGGCGGTGGACGTTGGGGACCATGCCGCCCGTGGCGTACTTCTTGGCCGACGTGCGCGCCATGAACTCCGCATGCGCCCGCTCGGTGCGCTCGCGCATCCAGGCATCGAAGCCCATCAGCACGGCCGGATGTTCCGGTGGCGCGGCGGGCGGCTCGCGGCGCTCCAGCGTGTAGCTGGAGAACGCACGCTCCATGCTGGCGAGGTCGTCCGGGTAATACTCACAGTCGACCGTGACGAACTGCCCGGCGCGACAGTGCAGGCTGAACGAAGCCGTATGCCTGGGCAGACCTAGCGCGTCGAGCAGCTCCCGGCTGATCTGGTGTCCGAGAATCGGCATATCAACTTCCTTCAGTATGGTTTAGCCGGCGGCACCATGGCGGCCGTGGCGCTGGCCGAGGTACCGGTGGCGCCGTAGCCCTTGGCGCGCAGGATTTCGCGGGCGCGCTCGGCGTCTTGCAGTTGGGCGGCGAGCTGGTCGAGCTGCTTGCCGTCGCGCTCGCGGACGGCGCGCAGGATCAGCTCTCGGTAGTGGCGCGGCTTCATGGTCAGGCTGTTGCCGCGTGCAGCAGCGGCTTGAGCAACGACCAGAGCCACGGCAGGCCGAAGATGGCAGCGGTCGCCACGGTGGCACCGATCACGATCCCGGCAACGCACAGGCCGATGATGGCCGATCCGATAGCATCCATGCAACACCTCAAATAAAAAAGCCGCCAGGCGCGTGTGCGGCCGGCGGCGAAGGCCCGGCGCGGTGACGCGGGGCAGGAGACTCTGGTGGAAGATAAGGGATTCGAACCCTTGGCTGAGGAGCTATTGCATTGCAGATGCAGCGACCCAGTCTATCTGCGTCACCCTTAGTCCAGATCGGCAAGCCGACATCTCGGGCAATCTTCCTGGAGCGGGTGAAGGGAATCGAACCCTCGTCTTTTACTTGGAAGGCAGCGGCTCTGCCATTGAGCTACACCCGCGCATCAAGTGCTATTATTGCAACTCCAAAACTAAGGAGGGCTAAAATGGCTGTATCGGATCTGGAGGCTGCAAAACTTGCAGCAGGAATAATTCAGGCAGGGCTTTCATCCAACGCTATAAAACTGTACGGAATGACCGGAAACATCGCTGATCCTGAGCAAAACGCGACCGATGATGGGGTTTATCTCGCCAGCGTCTACCAAGCCGTCTTTACTGTGATTCGCGACTCGTAACAATAGAGACAAGAAAAAAGCCCGCGACTATGAAGTGGCGGGCTTTTCTTTGGGCGTAACAGGACATCAACGTCTCGGCTTCAGGTTGGCCGCTGCCCTGCACGGCGCGCTGGGCGCCTTGCGTAAATTATGCGCGCCGGGTGATGCTCAAGGCGCGCAGTGCATCAATTATATACCTGTGTTTACGAACAGTGGCAAAACTTTGTTTCCTGAATCAAAATATGGCTTTGGGGAAACACATTGGATTTCGATCAAGGTTTGAAAATTGCAACATGGATTGTGCTCACCGTCCTCGGACTCGTCGGAGTATGGTTCTCGACACGACAATTTACGTTAGGAGCGAAGGCAGCGAATCGGGAGGAATACAAGTTCGCCAAAAGCTTTTTCGAAGATATCAAACAGAACGCTGACATGCACCCTTTCGCTCGGCAGAAGGGATATCAAGCCATCGCGGGCAGCCAATCGCTCCCAGCGCCTGTGATCGAACACTTGATGTCGCTGACAGATCCGGTGGTGGCCTTGCAAGATTATGTGATCTCGAAGAGCTACTTAAAACATGTGCCCGGAACGTCTAAGCGCCAACTTGATTTTTCAGGATCGCCATTTGCCACCCATGAACGGCGCCAAGCATGGAGCTTGGTCTACGCTGCAGGCTTTGTCGTAGCGTACCTCGTTGCCGTCACACCGATTATCTTCTGGATGATCGACAAAATCTCGTCATCGGTCGCGATCGCCTTGATGACAACAATTTTTCCAGTAAGTATGTACGTTGCGATCACGCTCGCCCGTGAAGTAAGACAAATACGAGCCGGCATGCGGCTGATACAAGCCCAAAATGAACAGGCGGACCGAGAAGACGCCGCCGCCCAGCCCTGAGCGCCGAAGCTACAGGCCCATCTCATCGGCCAGCCGTTTCATCGTCTGGCCGGCGGCGTGAGCGGAGATCGCGTCGAGCGCCTCCACCATCTGCTCGACGTACTTCAACTCGTTGTGCTTCACCGCCACGGCGCGCCGGCCGGTACCACGGCAGATCCGGCAGGGCACGTCCGACATCACGCTCGAGGCGCCGCGCACCGGCTCATAGGCGCGGCCCGTGCACGCCGGGCACACGTCGTTGAGCCAGTGGTCGAGCGACAGGCGCGCCATCTTGGCCGGGCTGACGTCGGCCGGCCAGGAGCGCGTCGCGGCCTTGCCGATGACGATCTCACGCCAGGCTTCGAGCAGCGCCTGGTAGCTGGTGGCGTCGCTGGCGTACTTCACGCGGAACAGCTTGGTGCCCAGGTCGCGGCACAGCGCGGCGGCGGCCAGCACCTCGGTGTGGTGGTGGTGCGCATCGTCGCGCAGGTTCGATGCGGTGATCGAGCGGGTGTACTTTTGGATGACGTTCAATTGCTGCCTCTTTCGACTCTAGTTTCTTGGTGCTGGCGGTGGGCGCCGTGCTGCGCTATCTCTTGCTGCCAAATCCGCCGCCGCTCGACTTCGTCTCTGGCGCCGCTGGTGGTGGGCCAATCCATCTCGTGAACTTTGCCGTTGGGCCGTCGAACATGAGGTGGACGTCGCCCAATGCGCCGCTGCGCTGCTTCCGGATCAGCACCTCGGTGTAACCGCGCAGCTCGGGGGCGTCCGGCTTGTGCATCTCAGGTCGGTGCACCAGCATGACCACGTCGCCGTCCTGTTCGATCTCGCCGGAGTCGCGCAAGTCCGACAGGATAGGTCGCTTATCCGGCCGTTCCTCCGACTTGCGGCTGAGCTGGGCTAGCGCGATCACGGTGACGCCGAGCTCCTTGGCCAGCGCCTTCAGGCCCCGCGAGTACGATCCGACCTGGTCGGTGCGCTTGTCACCATCGCCGCCGGACATCAGGCCGATGTAGTCGACGATGATGACGTCCAGGCCGTGCTTGCGCTTCCAGGCCTTCGCCTTCATGCGCAGCTCGAGCAGCGTGATCGCCGGCGTGTCGTCGATGGCGAAACGCACATCGTCCAGCCTGATGCAGCCGTGCGTCACGCCATCCCATGCGGATTTGTCGTTCTGGTCAATCCGGCCCATCACCTTCGACAGCGGCACCTGCCCACGGTTGGCGAGCGCGCGGCCGGCCACCTCTTGGCTGCCCACCTCCATCGAAAACATCAAGACGCTATGCTGTTCGGAGATGTTCAGGCCAATATCGGACGACAGCGCGGTCTTGCCCATGGATGGGCGGCCTGCGATGATGATCAGTTGCTGCGGGCGAAAGCCGCCGTTGAGGAGCCGGTCAAGCTCCTCGATGCCCGTCGAGATCGCGCTGTCCTGGCCCTCGGAACGCTGAGACACGCCGTCGACGAACTCCGCCAGCACCGTGCGGATCATGCGCGGCTCGTTGCGCACGCGGCGCTCGGCCAGCGCCGTGATCCATGACTGGGCCTGGTCCAGCACCTGGTCGCCGCTCTTGCCCAGCGGCTGGTGCGCCAGGCCGGCCATCTTGTCGCCGATGTGGATCACGCCGCGCAGCAGCGCGCGGTCGACGATGACCTTGGCCTGGGCGGCGATGCCGGAGGCGCTAGGGGCGCTCTGCGCCATCTGGTTGAGGTACACCCCCAAGTCGGCGCCGAACACAGCGCCACGGGCCTGCATCGCAGCCAGAACCGTGATCACGTCGGCCGACCCGCCTTTCGAAACCAGTCTGACGATCTCCGCGAAGATCTCGCCGTGGTCGGCGCGGTAAAAATGCTTGCCTTGCAGGTCACCCAGCCGGTCGAAGCCTTCATTGAAGCGCATCAGGCCGCCCAGCACGGCGTGCTCGGCTTCGATGGAGTGCGGTGGCACCGCGAGGTGCTGCTGGTCGTTCATGTTCATGCTGCGTCCCGGTGGTACTTGTTTTCCAGCGTCTTGGCGAAGCCAGTCGGCGAAAAGATGAAGTCGATGTCGGCAAAGAAGGCCCGCTTACCGGGCAGTGGCGGCGCCCGGCCGGTAAGGAACTTCGATTCGGAGCAGATCTCGAAGAACTGGCGCCAGGCAGCCAGGCCAGCCGATCTCGTGGTGTAGCCGAAGGGCTCGCAGGTCAGAACGGATGCCTCCAGCCAACGGGCTTTGATCGCGCTTTTCCGTGCGGCGTTGACGACCTTGATTTGCGGGTTGTTCGGCATCAGCTCGTGGTACAGGTTGACGATCAATCCGGTCGGGCACCTCCGCACGTCGTCGTCAGGCGACGATGTAGTTGAAGTATTTGGTTCTTGGTTCTTGGTTATTGGTTCTTGGTTAGTTGGAGTGCCGTTGTTCGGCTGTTCAACGGCCGTTGGAACAGCCGTTGAAACACCGTTCAGCGCCTCTTGCTTTTGTATTGCTCTTTTTGCAGCAGAAGCCTTTCCGGCCAAGGATTTTTGGCTTGTCGAGTTACGGTAGGCTTCCAGTTCATCCTCGCAGCGCTGGTGATACCAGCCCGTTGGCGTTTTCGTGAAAAACTCGTTCAACACCTGTTCAACGGCCGTTACTTCCTCGTTGGAACGGGCCAAGATTTTCCGGCACAGCGCGGGCTGATCGAGGGTGAGGCGCGCTTCGGTGTCGTAGTAGACATCCATCAGGTCGCGATAGATGCTGCGCTCGATCCGCGACAGGTGCCTGGTGGCGCGGTCGAAGTCGCCAATGTGATGTGGATAGAAGTTCATACGCCCTTACTCTTCACGCTCTCAGTATCTTCGGCGGCCTCGAAGCGCCGCGCGTGTGCCAGCACATCGGCCAAGTCGAAGCGCGCATGCTCGCCATGCAGTTCGATGCGCGCCACAGCGACGGCTTTCAACAGTGCATCGGCGACCTCGACGCCATCATCACCATCGGTGCCGGGTCGAATGTAGCGGGCGAAGTACTCGCGCGCTTCGAAAATCTCGTCCACGTGCATCAGGCGCGACAGCGTGGCGCGCAAGGCCGCAGGTGCATCACGGTGCTTGCGCATCGCGCCGACGACAGCCAGCATGCCCCGGTTCAGCGGGATGTCGGTCAGATGCAAGCCGGGGCCGGCGCGCGGCGGCAGCGGCACGCGCGCGGCGGTCTGGTAGACCTGCATCATCGCGAGGAAGCGATCGGGATCGGCCTGCGCCTGCAGGTCTTGGAGGAAATTCGATTGCATGTTCAACCTTTCATTCAGCCGGATGTGGGTCGGGGCGTGACCTGGTGGGCTGAAATCACCTGGTCGCGGCTGCGCAGCCGCTGCCCCGTTTGAAATCGGTACTACTTGCCGTACAGCGCGCCATAGGTCCGCCGGTCGGCGAACAGCGTGCAGGCGCCATCCTTGAACTCCGGCGTGGTCCACTGCTGCTCAGGGCCGGCGTCGATCGCCAGGCTGCGCATGCAGACGCAGCAGCAGGCCATGCCGACGCCACGGCACTTGGCGATGTCGGCGCGGCGCGGGCCGTGCACCACGGGCGCGTCGACAGGGGCTGGCGCGACCGCGCGCGGCGCCGGCGCATCGAGCCCGGCGGCCTGGGCCAGCGCCTGGTTCAAGAACAGGCTGACGTGCACGAGGCCGCCGGTGCCGGTGGCGGCTTCGAGAACTTCGTTCGGTGGAATCTGGTGGGCCATATTCGCTTTCGATGTGCCGCGCGGTTCGGGGCGCGGATGCCCGGTATTGGGTGGGAATTTCCATCCGTGTTAAATTAATGATTCAAAATTTTATTGAAAGCAACTCTATGAATGAAGAACCTGAAAGCCTCGCAGAGCTATCCGAGCGAGTCGGTAAAATTGTTCAGTACATTGACGTTATGGACGACAAGGCCACACGGCGGGAGCTTGCGAACACCTTAATTCTCCAAGCGATATCCAATGCAGTAAGAGAGCTCGATCCCGCGATAGCAGACGCTATTCCGCAAAGACTCGAACTCATTCGAACACGAACCAAAGGCGACGCGGCTACTTTCCAAGCCATTGAAGACGCCTTGAAATTTTTCCGTCCATAACGCTACTTTGGTGCAGGCGGGTCTGCGCCATCGCGCCGCGCAGCTCGGCGGCGTGGTCGAGGGCAGTGTCCTGGAACTTCAGGACGCCCTTCGGCTCGATGGCCGGGCCGGCGGCCGGCGCGGCGCCAGGCAAGTGGTGAGCAGCGGCATCGGTTGCCTCGCGCTGGGCGGCCAGCTGCTGGGCGCGGATTTGCGGGTTGTATGAATTCATGATGGATTCCTTGGTTTCGGCGCGCCGCGCAGCACCAGGCCACGCAATTGCGTCAGGGTTTGGAGTGTCTCGTTGGCGACGGCCAGCAGGTAGCTGGCGCGCTCCTGGGTGACGGCGCCGGCGGCGACCTTCGCCGGGAGGGCGGCGCGCAGGCGGGTGCAGCTCTGCGACACCCATTGGATTTGCTCGTCGAGGTTCATAGGGTTTCCTTGGACGGGTTGTAGAGGGCCGGGGTGTTGAAGGCGAGCTCTAGCTGGGCGCCGCCGCGCAGCGCTTTGCCGCTGATGTGCAGCAGTTCCCAGTCTGCTTGCGTGTCGGCTTCGTTTTGGATGCGCAGTAAAGGCGTCGCCACGCGCGCGAGGTGACCCATCGTCATGCCAGGGAAGTTGGTAGCCCCGGCGGCCGCGCTGATGGCTAGATAAATCCGGGGAAAGCAGGCCCCGGTGCGCTCGAAGATGTATGGCACGGCCTTGTGTATCAAGATGCGATCTCGGGTGGTGGTAATTCGGGATGCGTTGAATTCATCCTCAAGCTCCACCATCCGGTCGAACACCTTTGCCTGCAACTCGTAGCTGTAGCTCATCGCAATGAGGCACGCTTCCCGCTTGGGGAAGTTGTAGCAAGGGTATTCCTGCTGATTGTCTGGATTGACGTGGTGTGCAAAAAAATTTGCACACCCCTTGCCCAGTACCTTCGGCACCTTGGTCATCAAGCTGCGGTGGGCCAACTTAATGAACCGCTTTCCGCCTTCAGCTTCTTTGGCCTTACGCTCTTCGTTGATGTAGTCGACCATCTGCATACTGCTCATGGTCGGCTCGAAATTGCGGATGGGGCCGCTCATGGGGTAGCCTTGGTGGTGGGCTCAGTTGAATTGCGAACGACCGACCAGTTCACTCGGTCGTTAAGTTCCTCGCAACGTATAGCACCGGAAGTGAGTTCTTCGATCCGGGTGCAGTGCTCGGCCGGAACCCTCTTTGCGGACACCCACTGCTGAACAACCTGATAGCCACTGAGGCCCAGCGCGCGTGCGACGGCGCTTAGGCTGCCGAAGTGTTTAATGGTTTTATCGATTCCGTTCATGCGTCAAATCATACGCTAGTTTTTCTAGCATTGCTAGATTATCCTGTGGTGACACAATAAAAACTAGTGTATAACATAACGCCATGGAAACTATAAATTCACGGATTAAGAAACGGCGTGAGGCCCTTGGCCTCACGATGAAGCAGCTCGCGGAGAGAGTTGGCGTATCTGCCTGGCAGACTGTCCAGCAGTGGGAGAAAGAAGGGGGAACGGCACCGAAGAGGTTGCGCATGGTGGCGGTAGCCGCCGCTCTAGAAACTACGGTCGAGTACTTGCAGTTTGGCGTTTCTGACGAGGAACTTGAGGAGCTTGGAGGGGCTGCAGCGCTCGAGGAACTTGTGGTGAAGACCCAGAACGAGATCAAAGAAGTCTTTAAGCTAACCGATGTTATCCGAAAGGGCCTGACTGTCGAAGCTGTACATGTTGGATATGCATTCGACAGGCTTTTGACAATAGAGCAAAAGGATGCTGTGATTGCACAGTTTCGCGCCTTTGGGACATGGGAGTTGGAGGGCGACGGCTGGGAGCTGTTCTATAGGCATTTGCCGGCCTCGCTTCCAAAAAAATAAGGCGTGGTACTAGTTTTTCTTGCATTGCTAGTTTTTCTTGTGTAGAGTTCGTCTCAGTTCAACGCAACATTGACTGAGGCGAACATGACCACCACTTCTACCACCATCAGCACCACCACCCCGCCAGCAGGCCGCCGCGACGACGCGCTGATCGAGCGCGCCCGCATCGCCTTCGCCAAGGCCGGCGGCCACGAGCAGCCTAGCGGCGCCAGCGATGTCACCAACGTCGACGGCGTGACCATCGTCACCTTGCGCAACGTCAACGGCGTGCTGGCGGTCTACCGCCTCCAGGGCGGCGTCCTGAAGCGCATCATCGCCGGCGCCGCCACCGTCGACCAGTTGTTCAACGCCGCCTTCAGCACAGCGCGCGACCCGCGCAGCGCCGAGTACCGGGCCGGCGTGCGCGCAGCCCTGGCGTTCCGCATCGAGGGTGTGCCGATCCGCCACCAGCACGCCGCTGGCACTGCCGCTGACGATGCGTTCGCCTCCGGAATTCAGGAAGGCCACTCTGTTTGGCGCGCGGCCCAGGCCGAGGCCGTCACTGCAGCGGGCGCAGCATGAGCGCGCGCCAGAACTTCATGGAGCAGCACTTCTTCAAAAAGGACGGCTACTACGACATGACGGCGTCGGGGGAATTCCTGATGATGGCCGGCTTTGCCTACGCCCCCAAGGAGCATCCCAAGCCAGGCATGCGCGAGCGCGTCGACGAGATCCTGGCCAGCGCCGCGCGCGCCGGCTTCGGTCAATCCGACGTCTTCACCACCCTACTGGCAAAGGGTGGAATTTCCGAACGCACGTTGCGTCTGGCGTGCGAAGTAACCACCGCTGTCGGCGGCGACGCCACCATGTTCCACTTGATCCAAATCGCACCCAAAGGAGTAGCGCAATGAGCATGACCAGTACCACCCATCTGATCGCGCTACTCGCCGCCGGCGAACTGGCCGTGCAACTGCTGCATGCCGACAGTGCCACCAGGGCGGCAAAGGCGCGCTACCACGACAAGATCGACCAGTTCGAGGCCAAGCACGGTCGCGCATCCTCGCGCATCGACACGCGCCAGCCGGAGCACGCCAAGGTGATCAAGCACACCAAGGTCGAGTACGAGGCGTACCTGGACGCCAAGCGCAATGCCGGCAATGTGCGCCGCCGCCTGGAAAATGCTAGCCGCAAGGCGGCGACAATTGTAGCGACTGGAGGTACGCTGTGAGCGCCCGGCAACCGCACGAGCTGCTGCTGGCGGCGAAGCAGTCGGTGCCGGCCGCGCCGGTAGACATCGCCGGCGTGCAACTAGTCCCGATCGAATACGCCGGTCGCCGCGTGCTGACGCTGTCCGCTATGGATAAAGCACACCGCCGCCCTGACGGAACTGCGCGCCGGAACTTCAATGAGCATCGCGCCCGCCTGATTGCCGGCGATGATTTCTTCGAGCTGACCCAGCCGGACGAAATTCGTACGCTTGGTTTTTCACGACCGCAAGGCGGCACGCCCGCGTCGATCCTGCTGCTGACCGAAACCGGCTACAGCATGCTCGTGAAATCGTTCACCGACGACCTAGCCTGGGACGTGCAGCGGCAACTGGTGAGGTCGTACTTCGCTAAGCCGACGCCAACCACCGATCCGCTGGCCAGCCTTCCGCCGGAGCAGCGCGCGCTGGTCGGCCTAATGTTCGAGCAAGCAGCCATGAAGCAGCAGTTGGACACACAGGGCGCCGCGCTGACCACCGTCGAGCAGCGCGTCGACGATATCGCGGCCGGCCAGGTGCTGCTGACGCGGCCGTCGGCGGCCGAGTCCATCGTCCACATCCGCATACGGATCGGGAGGCTGTACGGCCTGCCCACGCGCATCGTCGATGAAGTGATCCGGCAGTCGCCGTACGCGTTGAAGCCGGTGATGGTGAAGAACGCGCACGAGGACGCCAAGGGTGGCAGCTACGCCTGCTTCTGGATCAAGGACGTCAGCGCCGTGTTCGCGCGCTTCGTTGCCGAGTGCCAGCGCGTCACGGCAACCCAGGTCATCCATCCCTACATCGACGGCCGCTTCAAGTTGTCGATACCGCGTGATCGACCACCACCAGGCACGCAGTCAATTCTGATTTAAACCCGAAGCAGAAACAAAAAAGCCCACCCGGCGCTCGAACGCCGAATGGACCCGTACGCCCTAATTTTTTGGAGAAATACCATGGCGAATCGTAACAATAACATAAATGCAATCAAAGGGGCAACCGCCCAGGCGTTGATCGACGACAAGTCCATGCTCGAGGACCGCTACGAGCAGTTCCCTGGCCACGTGATCGACCTGGCCGCGGCGACCGGCGCACCGATCGACCCCCACCTGCGCCAGCTCAACCGGATTCAATCTCTGTGCGCTGGCATGGGTGCGGTCATGCGCATCGTCTCGGGCAATCCCGTCATGGCCGCCTGCTTTGATCCGCAGGACGATGGCACGGCAATCCCGCTGAGCGAGGTGGCGATCGACCGCCTGACGAACATGGTCGCGACGATGTGCGAAGGCATCAGCGAAGAGATCGCTGCATCGGCCGATACGCTGCGTTCCCTGGTGTCGGCATGAGCGCCCATATCGTCAAGGCCGCCGGCGCCGACGGCGCGCTCCCTGGCACCTTCGCCGTCGAGGTGCCTTACGGGAAGCTGCACATTGAAGACATCGAAATCCGCAGCCACCTGGCAATGCGCGCCGAGCAGTTGGCCGGGCTCCTAATGCTGATCCAGCCGCCCGAAGGACCTAGCAACATGTTGTGGCTCGCCCAGCAGTTGGCGGACGAGGTGCTCGCGATGGTGATCGCCATGCGGACGCGCGGGGTTGCACCATGAGCGGCCCGACCGCCACCCAGCCGCCGGCCGCGCTGCCGCTCACCCCGGACGAGCAGCGCGTCCTGAGCGCGTTTCGCAGCATGGACTCCAACAGGCGGATCGCGACACTGGCCGTTACCGAGGCCTGGGCACAGGCTAGCCTGAGCCAAAAACGCCCGACGTTGTCACTTATTCAAGGAGGTTCCGTATGAAAAAACCAACCGCCGCACTGCTGCCAGACCAACAGGCGCTCACCATGCAAGAACAGACCTTGCTGCTGGCCTATCGGACCATGGATGGCCGGCGCCAGTGCGAGCTGATGTCGTTCGCGACTGGTGTAGCGGAGGCATTCCCACGTCGCGCAGCACCGACTCTGCGCCTCATCTCGGCGGCTGGAACGGCGGTGCGTCCATGAACACCGTTACCCAACTGCGCGCCGCCCAGGTCAAGCGCCTAGCCGGCCTGGCCAACGTCGTCGGCGCGCTGCTCGGCGCGATCGACACCATGCGGCCGGACGCCCAGGCGGACGCGCTGCGGGCCTGTGCCGGCATGACCGCCGACATCGCGGACGACCTGGACGAGCTTGTCGGCGGTGCGTCATGAGGGTCGTGCCGACACCCGGCGCGCCGCTGACCGCCGGCGAGCAGCAGATCCTCGCCCACTTCCGCCAGATGGACACGCGCCGCAAGGACGAGGCTCTGGTCAGGATGGCGCGGATCGCAAACACCCACCCGGCCACCGGCAAGCGCATTTCCGCGCTGCGCCTGGTGGCCACCCAAAGAAAGGCAGCACAAGAATGATCACGGAACAAATCACCCAGCTCGTGCTTGTCGGTCAGCTCGCCCTCGAGGGCTGGCGCCTGCAGGAGACCGCCAGCAACGCCGAGCACGCCTACCACCTGGCGATCCACGCCTATGAGCGCGAGCATGGCCAGCTCAACAAGCTGATCCACAAGGACGCGCCGGAGCACGCGGCGGTGCGCGAGTTCACCTCGCCGAAGTACCAGGCGCTGCAGAAGGCCCGGCGCCGCGTGTATGCGCACAAGACCCGCCTGGCCAAGGCCTGCGCCAAGCTGGCCCGGATGTCGGCGGCGCGCCCGCAAGGCGGTGCCGCATGAACGCCGGCCCATCTACCACAGCGGCGATGCTTTACGACATGGGCGGCACGGCCGACCAGAACGCCGCGCTGGCCCTGATCATGTTCACCGCGTTGTCCGCGCCGTATAGCGACAATGATGCCGCTGGGCGAGCGCACGCCGCAACCATATCGGCGGACCTGCTCGGCGCGGCGGCGGCCGGCGGCTTTGCCGGCGAGGCCGAGTTCCGTCGCCTAGTCGACGCCGGCCAGCTGACGGCGCGTCTGCAGGCGCTGGCGTTCGAGGCGCTGCGCTGCACCGGCGGCGCGGCGAAGTTCTTCGAGCTGCTGGAGCTGTCGACCACGCCCATGGAGATGTTCGGAGGTGCGCAATGACCAAGCACGCGGTGGTTTCCTTCCTGCGTCTGCGCCGAAAGCTGCGGGACATCGGGGGCGTGCTGCATGGCCTCAGTACCTCCATCAGATGTGCGCGGCGCGCGGCGGTCCGGCTGGAGGCTGGCACCCCGTTCGACCAGGCGCGGGCCGTGCGCTTCCGGCGCCTGCTTGAAGAGATGGATGTCTTGTGGCAGCAGGGACTCGACCAGCGCAGCGAGCTCGGCAGCGCGCTGCTCGAGCTGGCGCCCGACTTCGACCTCGCCACGACGCCGGGCGAGCGCTTCGAGCTGCTCAACATCAACGTGGCCGACCGCGCCGACATCGGCGAGCGCAACGGCCTGGTCATGCTCGTGGCCGGCTACGTGCTGGAGGATTCGGCCGAGCGGCGGCGACAGGAGTTCAACGACGGGCCGCTGTTCAACGCCGTGCACCTGCTGATCGTCCTGAAAATGAGCGCGACTGCGGCCGGCCGCGCCGCCACCGACAAGATCTTCACCGAGGTGTTCGGGGAGGATGCGTTCCAGCCGCCGGCGCCGAAGAAAACGTGCCTGACGCTCGTCGGCGCACCTACCACCCAACCAGGAGAAAAATAGTGGACATGAGCGAATCGCAATTCGTGGCCAAGCTGGCCGAGGCCATCGAGAAGCTGCAGAGGCCGGCAATCCCTTTGTCGGTCGACCTGTGGGACATCGCAACGATCGCCCAGTACCTGAAGCGAGATCCCCAGGTCGTGCGCGAGCGCATGGCGTGCCTGCCGAGCTTCCCCAGGGCTATCCGGCTTCCAACCAAGTCCGGCCGCGCCCAGCCGCTGTACAATGCCAAGGAGGTGATCGCTTGGGTGCAAAGCCACCAGGAGAAGTCCTAGATGAGGAGCGGGTTCGATTCCCGGGTCGGGAAATTGGTTCGATTCCGCTCACATTCAGATTCGGCAGGGGGTTTTTGCTACGAATATTTTACGAACAGCGATCATAAGTCATTGTTTTTTATAGGGTTCGGATTCCGGCTCCGGGCACCAAGAATACTGCAAACTTCACCAAAGTTTGCCTAAAAACCCCTAATAGATCAAATGCTTAGGGGTTTTTTAACGCTCATAGCACCCAAGTTTGCCCATTGACAGCAAGGTTTTTTAGGGGCAGTCTTGAGGGCATGCCCCCAAAGCGCTCAAGCGCGTGCCCCTAACATGCCCCGTCTCGTTTCCCCACTGACCGACATTCAGGTTAAAAACGCCAAACCCAAGGACAAGCCGTACAAGCTGGCCGATGGCGGTGGCCTGTACCTTGAAGTCATGCCTACCGGCTCCAAGCTGTGGCGCATGAAATTCCGACAGGCATCCGGCAAGGAAAGCCGCCTTTCATTCGGAAGCTATCCCGAGGTGACGCTCACCAAGGCCCGCGCCGCCCGCGCCAGCGCCCGCCAGCTACGGGCAAACGACGTCGATCCAGGCCAAGCCAAGCGCGATATCAAGCACGCCAAGGCTGCGGCCGCAGTCCATACCTTTGAGGCGATGGCTCGCCAGTGGCTGATCAACACATCGGCCGATCGAGCTGGAAGCACCCAGCTGAAAAATACCGCCTGGCTCGAACGGAACATTTTTCCCGAAATTGGGGCAATGCCGATATCGACCATCAAACCGCGTGACGTTTTGGCCGCGCTGCGCAAGATCGAAGCACGCGGTGCGGTCGAGTCCGCGCACAAGATCAAACAACTTTGCGGCCAGGTGTTCCGCTATGCCGTGGCCGCCGGCCTGGCTGATCGCGATGTAACAGCGGACTTGCGCGATGCGCTGTCGACGGTACCCGAGGCGCACTATGCCGCCATCATCGATCCGAAACAGGTTGCCGAGTTGCTGCGGTCGATCCACGCATACAGCGGCGCCCCATACGCCACCGCCGCGCTCAAGCTGTCGCCGTTGGTTTTCCAGCGCCCGGGCGAGTTGCGGTCGATGGAATGGACAGAGCTAGACCTCGACGCGGCAGAGTGGCGCATCCCTGGCCATAAGATGAAGATGAAGAACGACCACATCGTGCCGCTGGCCACCCAAGCGGTTGCACTGCTGCGCGGGTTGGAGACGATGCACGGGCACGGCCCATACGTTTTCCCAAGCATCCGCACCGGTGAACGCTGTATGAGCGAAAACACGATCAACGCGGCGCTGCGCGCCATGGGCTACCCCAAAGAAAAGATGACCGGCCATGGCTTCCGAGCAATGGCTCGCACAATCATGGACGAGGTGCTGGGAGAGCGTGTGGACCTGATCGAGCACCAGTTGGCCCACGCAGTCAAAGACCCAAATGGGCGCGCCTACAACCGGACCGCCCACCTGCCGGCGCGCCGCCTGATGATGCAACGCTGGGCGGATTATTTGGATGCGTTGCGCGCAGGCGCACAAGTGATCACTGGCACTTTTGGGAATGTCGCGCAGTAATACTGCCGATCTACCCCAACTTACCAACGGGACATCCTCGGCAGGGGGTGATTTTATTGATACAGGAAAGGCTGTTGTGATATTTCATTCGTGGGTCCCTAAATCAGTTGTAAACCAGGTCACTACTTATTTCAATCAGCCGTCCGGTGCAACAAAATTCGAAATAAAAACCGGGGATGGGGTCCTTGACGTAGCCGAAATGTGGAAAAGACTCGCGATGTGCCATGAAATGGAAACAGTTTGGAAATTCATTTCAACAAGAAATCCGTCTATTGAATTGACGTCAAATGGTGGCTTGCTAGGGAAAGTCAATCGAGCCATGGCCAGCTATCTAGAAAACCCGAAACTGACGCCTGCAGATTACAAAACCGAGATGAAAGAAATCGCTAAGCTTAGTGAGTTACTTGCCAGAAAAATAAAAAAATTTGATGGTGAGAATGGAGCATATACGACCTTTCCCTTGCATTCGTTATTAAATAATCACCAATTAGCTCAGGCGGAAATCATGATGAGGCCCGAGGTGGTTAGCGGAAATAACGTAATGCGCGGGAAATGCTGGATATTAGACTATTGCATGCCTTCAATTTCAACGCAAATCGAAGCGCTAGCGAAAATAGCTGATTCAGAATCAAAGCAGCAGAACATGCGCTTTAAATTACCTCGAAAAGTTAAAGGGAAAAATGCTTTTCGGACCTACTTTGTTCGTATAGTAGCCGACTATTTTTTCTGTATGTATGCGGACTATTCACCTGCGCGATTATCTATATTTTGCAGTACAGCTCTTGATGACGTTGAAATTACACCAGATTTAATTCGAAAATTATATCCTCTTGATAGGGATCAGAAGAGTATGTTGGCTACGCAGTCGGAATGAACAAGCTCGCCTTCGCCGATCTGCCGGTGCCTAACTGTCGAGTCCCGTTTGATCATAAACGCGTTTAACGAATAATTCCGGCTTGCGAAGTTGCCATTCCTTGAGCGCCTTGATCGGCGTTGTTGAGCCGATGGCACGCTGTGGAATATGGTGGTTGTAGAGCTTCAGGTAGTTGAGCAAGGTCGTCTCCAGATCGGCCCGGCTATCGAAACGGGTCTGCTGCAACAGCTCGCTGATGCGGCCGTTGAAGCGCTCCACCATGCCGTTGGTTTGGGGATGGCGCGGCGGCGCCAGGCGGTGCTCGATGCCCATGCCGGCGCAGACCTTGTCGAAGGCGTGCCGGCCGCTGGGCTTCTTGTCCTTCGCCGTGAAGCGGTCGGTGAACTGCGAGCCGTTGTCGGTCAGGATCTTGGCGATCTTGATCGGCGAGGCCAGCTTAAGGCGGCGCAGGAAGTCGACGCTGCTGTGCTCGGTCATGTCGCCGTAGATGTGCAGGAACACCCAGCGCGTGGCGCGGTCGATGGCCACGAACAGGTAGCGGCGCAAGGTCTCGTCGGGCACCGCCGGCGCCACTGGCTCTGGCCGATAACTGGGTCGAGAGCAGTAGCACGCCGGCGGCTAGCAGTTACACAAGCACGGCGCTGCCGGCATGCGACCGCACGGAGGATTTAGACTCATATTTCCGCATAATCCTCCGCGACTAGCGGAAGCGAAATGTCTAACCTTTGCATCAATCCGCTGAATCAAGGCGGTAAATTGCAAAGGCAGGCAACCATGGCACAGAAAGTAGAAATCCCCTCGGCGCTCCCGAGCAAAACCCTTCCGGCTGATGGAATGAGCCGCTGGAACCAAATCGCGCCTTTTTCACCGTTCAGCCGCGAAAAATTCCGGCAGCTTGTCAATGCGGGCAAGGCACCGCAGCCAGTTAAATTCTCTGCGCGCTGCACCGCGTACCCCAATCGTGAATTGCACAGGTTCTTCGCTGATCCGCTGAACTACTGTGCAAACACCCGATAACGGAGACGGTATGGCATCAAGAAAACAAAACGCCTCCACTAAGGGAGGCGCTCATTTCACGAAGCTGGCGGGCGGTGTGAAAGGGCAAACAAAGGAAATCTTTCGCTGCGGCGTCAAGCATACCAGCAAACTCCGCAAGGAGCTACATGCCAATGGTATGGCGCTACGCGATACCTCCGGCCGCACCCAATGCGAGACCTTGTTGCGGGTGCTGCAGTACCTCGGCGATAGGGGCATTAACACCCCCGAAGGCGTGGCTTGTGGCTTCTATCGAATCGCCACGCGCATTCAGGAGTTGGAGGCCAGTGGCTGGGTGATCGCATCACGCCGCGAGCGACTGGTTGGGCCGGATGGACTAGCCCACAACGGTATTGCACGGTATGTGCTGGTAGGGCATGGCGGCATGCTGAGCGACCCGCAAGGCTCCCTGGATTTGGAGGCGTCATGCTGAATCATCGTTCAATGGGCCCAATGCTCAACGGCGATTTTCTCGTCACCTACGCCACACCGGGATGCAACGTACCGACGGTGGTCTGTATCTGCACGTCTTCTGCTCAGGCCGATGATGAAGCAGATCGTTTGAACAGCTTGCAGAGGAAGAATGAACTGCGTCAGCCCCCCCAATGCCACACCAACATGGCCATGGTGACCGTCGAAAAAGTTTCCGAGGTCTGATATGGCGCGTTCAAGAAACATAAAGCCCGGCCTCTACAAGAATGAGAACCTGGCGGAATGCTCGATATGGGCGAGGTTCGTATTTCCCGGACTGTGGATGCTGGCAGACCGCGAGGGACGTTTAGAAGACCGACCTAAGCGCATCAAAGGCGAGTTGTTGCCGTATGACTCGGTGGATGTGGAGCCACTGCTCATCGAACTAGAGCTACACGGTTTCATTCTCCGCTATGTCGTTGGCAGCAATCGCTTCATCCAGATATGTAAGTTTGCAGAGCACCAGTCACCGCACGTCCGCGAACAGGCCAGCGCCATTCCTGGTCCAGGAGAAGCGTTAGAAAACACCTCCAAGGCTATGCCAAGCATCACCAAGGATGTGCCTAGCATCGCCCTAGATGATGATATGTCACCGCCAAGATCGCCTGATTCTCTGATTCCTGATTCCCTCTTCTCTGATTCACCTATAACTGCAGCTACCCCTGGCGGGGTAGTCGTCGCCAGCTTCGCTGCCGACCAGCGGCCGGCCAGGTCGATAAAACCAGATTGCCCGCACCAAGAGATTATCGCGATCTATCACGAACTGCTTCCCCAGTGCCCACAGGTGCGCGACTGGACGACGGCCAGAGCTACTCAGTTGCGGGCCAGGTGGAACGAAGACGAGAAGCGACAGAGCCTGGGTTACTGGCGAAGTTTCTTCGAGTATGTCGGCACGTGCGACTTCCTCGTCGGACGATCAGGAAAATCCCCATTTTTTGCTGACCTTGAGTGGATGACAAAATCCAGCAACTTCACCAAGATCCGCGAGCAAAAATACGAGAACAGGAACTGAGCATGGACGACCACAACACCAGCCCGCAAGCCATCGAGGCGGAACAATCAGTAATCGGCGCCCTCTTGCGTGACAACGCCGCAGTTGACCGCATGGGCGACTTACGCTCGATTCACTTCTACCGCCATGACCACCGCACCATTTTTTCCGAGCTGCTCAGACAGATCTCTGCTGGCCAACAGTGCGACGTGATCTCTGCCGGTGCGGCCCTGGCGCAGGCGGTACCGGATTGCCTAGCTTACCTGAACAGTATTCAGCAAAGCACGCCGAGCGCTGCGAATATCAACCGCTATGCCGATTTGGTGCGCGACCGTGCATTGCGTCGCGGATTGCTGGTTGCAACGGCGGAGATGTCGGAAATGGCATTCCGTCCCGGCGCCCGGACTGCGGGGGATGTGCTGGAAGCCGCACAGACGGCGCTGGCGGCCCTAGCTGAGACTCGGGCTACCCGTGAGCCAATCCGCGCCAGCGAGGCTATGGTGGCCCATCTTGACGTCCTGGACGGGCGTATCGAACACAAGTGTTCCGGTATCCCCACGGGATTTTCCGATATCGACACTTTGCTGACAGGTGGCCCGAATCGAGGCGCCCTCGTAATCCTAGGTGCGCGGCCGTCGATGGGTAAAACGGCCCTAGCACTGAACATCGCCACCAGCGTCTCCCAGAACTACAACGTGCTGTTCTTATCGCAAGAAATGCAAAACGGCGAACTGCTGGACCGGGCGCTGGCATCGTTGGGAAGTATTCCGCTGGGGGCTGTGATCCGAGGTGACATGACGGATGTCGAGTGGATTGGCTTCACCGCAGCCAGCGGCAAACTGCAAAACCTAAATCTGCACTTGGATGACCAGCCCGCGCTAACGCTACTGGATGTGCGCAGCAAGGCCCGACTGACCAAGCGCAAGCATGGCCTTGACCTGCTGGTGATCGACTACCTGCAGTTGATGTCCGGCGAGGGATCTAATCGTAATCAGCAAATCGAAGAAATCAGCCGAGGGCTAAAAGCGTTGGCCAAAGATCTGAACATCGTTGTCCTAGCGCTCTCACAGCTATCGCGCAACGCTGCCAACAAGGCCCGCCCTCAGTTGTCCGATTTGCGGGACAGCGGCGCTATCGAGCAGGACGCCGACATTGTGTTGTTCATCCACCGTGAAGAGGTCGACAACCCACAGACGCACTTGCGTGGGTTCGCAGACGTGTTCGTTGCAAAGAATCGGCAGGGCCGTATTGACGACGTATTACTGAGCTACGAAGGCGTATACACACGGTTCCGCGACAGCACAGGCACTCGGCCCGCAGATCCGGCGCCAAACTATCGCAAGGGCTTGGCCAAGAACCTATGAGTCTCGACACAACAGCTCAGCAGTGATCGGAGATCCGCATGCGCAGTGAGGCATTTCGCGACCTGCTGGACGGTCTAAATTCGCTCGATCTAGCGAGCGTAACCCAGCAAGACAAAGATGAATTTCGGCGATTGATTTTTCAGGTCGGGGCAGCGCACGGCGTTAGCCTGCTGGGGCCTGACGAGCGTGTCCGTACCGCACGTCAACTTCTAGATGAAGGTCTGCCGCGCCCAGAGGTTCGGGATCGCCTGATGTCGCGCTTTCATGTCGGCGATTCGCAGGCATATCGCGACATCACGGCGGCACTTCAAATCGTCCCAAAACCAGCAGGATTTTGGGACTACAAAAGCGCATGATCAATGCCTCAAGAATTTTTACGGCGTCGACGACGCAGAAAGGCATTGCAATGGAAGTAGTTTATTTTTCGGACGAACTCGCCGCTCGCGCCCCGGGTTTCATGTTCCCTCTTTGCGAAGCTCCAGGTGGCGCCTGGCTCTCATTGAACGACGTGATAAAAGCCATTCAGCGGCGCGAGACGGTCACTATCCGGCCCGCTTCGAGTAGTGAAATGAATCGGGCGGAGGCATTTGTTGCTCTATTCGAGATCGGGCTTATTCTGGGCGAGAAGATGGAGGCGCTGCTCGATCAAGATAGACCGGATGTCGCGGTGGGAAAGATTACTCGACTGCGCGAGGCGATTGAATCGTGCGACCCAACGCCCAGCGAGCTGCTGGACAGAAAGCTGGAGGCCTAAATGGGATTGCTCGACAACTTAGATACCCCGCAGGCTCAAGGCCTCCTCGGCGCGGCAGCGAGAATGCTGGCCGCATCAGGTCCCTCCCGGATGCCAACGGGATTTGGCCAAATCCTTGGGGAGGGTTGGCAGGGCTTCAATGATGGTCAGCAGGCGGCGCAGCAGCGCAAGCTGGAGCAGGACCAGATCCAGCAGATGGCGCAGCTGCGCGGCCTGCAGATCCAGGAGGCGCAGGGCGGCCTGCAAGATCACGAGCGGGCGCGCAAGAAGGCCGAGGCGCTGCTCCAGTTCTACATGAAGCCGGCCGGTGGCCAGTCCACCTCTGGCGCAGGCGGTGCGCTGCCGGCGGCGAGCATCGACGCCGGAGAATTTTACCGGGCAGCCCATTCTTACGGCGTGCCTACCGACAACGGCAGCCTGAACAAAATTGTCGATCTGGTAAATGGCGGGATGACTCCTGTGCAGGCTGCGTCGTCCCTAGCGGGGAAGAACTCGCCGACGGTGGCGAACTCCCAGCTTATCCAGGCCGCCGGCGCGAACGCGGCGCCAGTTCAAGGCGGAGCGCGTGGCGGCAATCAAAAGCAGGACGTCTACGAGCGGCGCATGGACCTCGCCCAACAGTTGCGCAGCGCCGGGTTTCCGCAAGAGGCCGACGCGCAAGAGGCGGTCGCCCTCAAGTTCAAGCCGAAGTTCGACAACTCCCCGCACGTAGTGATGGCAGCCGACGGCAAGCCGATCCTGGTCCAGACGGCGGACGACGGCACGGTGCGCCCGATCCAGGGCGGCTACGGCGTGGCCGAGAAGCTGGCCTTCCACAACCTGGGCGGCCGCACGGTCGGCGTCAACCCATATACCGGCGCCGAGACAGCGGACTTAAAAAACACCCAGTCTCCGGACTCGGTCGCCAGCAATGCCAGCGCCGCAGCTGGCCGTGCGCAGTCGGAGCGTCATTTTCAGGAGGAACAAAGTACGCCGCAATACATGGACACCCAGGATGGCATCATGGCGCTGCCGAAGCGCCTGGCGCCCGGTGTGTCGCCTACCGGCCGCCCGGTGTTTGGTCCCGACGGTCAGCCGCTCGAGAAAAAGCAGAATACACCGCAGTACATCGTCCAAGCCATCACCTCCAACGCAAAATCACTCTCATCCATCGACGCCGCGCTGGCCAGCCTAGGCGCGGCTGGCGGCAAGGATGCGGTCGGCTACAAGGGCTATCTGCCGAATAGCCTGCTGAATCGCCTCTATCCAGGGGGCACTGAGACACGCGCGAACATCTCGGATGTCGGTAGCTTGATCCTGCACGACCGCAGCGGCGCCGCAGTCACCGCTGCGGAATCACCGCGGCTCATGCCGTTCATTCCGCTGGCCACGGATGACGCGGAGACCGCCAAGAAGAAGCTCAGCCGCTTCAAGCAGATTTTCGAGGCGGAAACCAACAACCTGACATTCGCATTCCCGCAAGCGAAAAAACTGGCGGAGTACGCGGAATCGCAAACAGCCGGCCAGCCGGCCAAGCCGGCGCGCAAGTCCGCCATCAAGGGACAGATTATTGATGGCTACCGATTTCAAGGTGGCGAACCTGGCGATAAAAATAATTGGGAGAAAATCTAATGTCCGGACCGTGGGAGCAATTTCAAAACAATGCTGATTCGGGACCAGCAGGGCCCTGGGATCAATTCCAGCCGCCCAAGGCTAAGCCTGGCAAGCCAATCACCCAGACGCCGGATGCCACGACCGGCGGGAACACGCTGCTCGATGGGATTTCTGGCTTCGCCTCCGGTGTGGGAAGGGGTTTCGGCAACACAGTGCTGGGCGTCCAGCGACTGGCCGGCAAGGGGCTTTCCGCTCTCGACGGGCTGACGTCGGACTTGGCGCCCACGTTATCGAGCCTCGTCTCCGGGAAAAGGCCAACATCGCTCCTTGGCAGCGCCGCCAAGTGGCTTGTCGACGATGCCGATGCCGGCCGCGCCCGGCTCAATGAGCAAAATGCCCCGTACAAGGCCGCCAGCCCGATTGCGAACGGCACGGGGGAAGTCGGCGGCTCGATCATCGCCACCTTGCCGGTCGGTGGCCTGCTGCCGAACGCGTTGCGCGCGGCGGCCGGCGCCAAAATCGTCGACGTACTACCGCGTGCGCTGCAGGCGGCCAAGGTGGGCGCGGTGTACGGCGGCGTTACCGGTGCCACCTCGTCCAATGCGGACACGTTCGGCGGCATTCTGGCGGACGGCGCGAGTGGCGCCGGAACTGGCGCATTGCTCAGCGGCTTCTCCACACCGGTGGCGGCGGGGATAGGCGCCGTCGGCGGCAACGTGATGCAGCGCCTGTCCAAGACCAGCGCGGCGGAATACGCGAAGCAGAAGATCGCCGAGGCGCTGGCCCGCGACGCGCGCGGCAGCCTGGCCACCGGCGGCTACATCAACCCGCTTACCCAGGCCTCGGCGCGCCTTGCCAAGTTGGGCGACGAGGCGACGCTGGCCGACGCCGGCGGGCGCAACACCAACCAGCTGCTCGACACGCTGGCCACGCTGCCGGGCCGAACCAAGGACGCGGCCTACAACCTGCTACGCCAGCGTACGGCGGGCGTGGGGGACCGCATGCGCGCGGCGGCCGAGGACGCGCTGGACACGCAGGGGCAGCGCCTGCCCACCACGGTGGCGTCGCTGATCACCCGCCGCGAGACCGACGCCGCGCCGCTGTATGCCCAGCTGCGCAACACCAGCATTCAGCCGACCCATAAGTTGACCGAGATCGTAGCGGCCGCCGACGAGCTGGGTGCCACCAAGCTCGGGCGCGAGATTGCGACGGCGCGCCAAATCCCCTTCACGCTGAACCCGGGGCAGCCGGGTAATTGGCAGATGAGCGACCTGGACCACGTCAAGCAAGGCATCGATCAGGTACTGTCGAGCCGGAAGGCGATGAATGCCGACGGCAGCCTGACGCCGCTCGGGACCGCCTACCAGTCGCTGAAAACCCGCCTGGTCGGCGAGTTGGACGCGGCGACGACCAATCCGCAGACCGGGGAATCGCTCTACCGTAACGCGCGCCAGGCATTCTCGGCGCCGTCGGCGTTGATCGACGCGGCCAATGCCGGCAAGCTGGCTATCAACCGCGACGAGAACAGCATCCTGAACACCATGCAGGGCATGTCCGCCAACGAGATCCAGGCTTTCCGGATCGGCGCGTTCGAAGGGCTTCGCGGGAAGCTCGGTACCCAAGGGGGGCAGACCAATATCATGAACATGTGGAAGGAGCCGGCCACCCAGGAGAAGCTGAAGGCCGTGTTCGGTGATCTGCGCTCGTACCGCGAGTTCGCCTCCAGTGTCGCCAAGGAGGCGCAGCTGAAGCGCCTGCAGAGCGTCGGCGCCGGCTCGCAAACGGCGGCCCGCGCGGCCGGTATGGGCGACCTCGACATGTCCGCTTTGGGGGAGGCGGGCGGTGGGCTTGCGGCGGCCAAGGCCGGCAACCTGCTGTCTGCGCTGGGGTCTGCCAAAAACGTATGGAATCGCGTCGCCACGCCGCAGTCGGTACGAGACAACATGGGCAACATGCTGTTGGCCAAGGGTGCCAACGGAGCGCAGAACCTGAACAACCTCGAGGCATTGGTGCGAGAAATCAACAATCGCAACATGCTCTTGTCGAACAACGTCGGCATGTTCGGCGGCCAGGTCGGCAGCATGACGGCTACGCCGTTGCCATCGCAGCTAAAGTGACCTAAATTTCCATCAACCAACCGACCCGCCCCGGCGGGAAATCTCACCATGAAAGCCACCATGCCAATCGAAACCACCACCGGCGGAACCCCGATTGCCTGCCAGTCGATCGTGCCAAACCAGCGCGCATCGGTCTGCTTGGTGCAGAACATCGCCAACATGTCCAATGGAGCAGTCAGCGGTATCTTGGGGAGCGCTACGGGGGAGATGGCGCCTGGATTGGTAGGCGTTCCGGCAATGACTCTGCAACTGGCGATAGCAGCCGGTGCTGCGGCGTTTAGGCGTGCAGTGCGTGGTGACGAAGCTGGCCGCGCGGCGACGGAACAACGCATCCGGGGTTTGCAGGACGGTGGCGTCGAGAAGGAGAAACAGGTTTGAGCTATGGATTGTTCAAGGTTGGTAAGCGCGGCATTTGGCACTATCGTTTTCAGCTCGGTGGCCTCAGTACCCAACGCAGCACCCGAGAAACGAAAAAAGGCAAAGCCGATATCGTCGCGGAGCGAGCCTACGAGGAGGCGAAGTTCGCAGCACGCGGCGCCCAGTTGGCGCCGACACTAGCCGACCTAGCGGGCCGTTGGCTGGAAATCCATGGGACTGTGGCCAGCGCGTCGCATATCCGCAGCGTCGATACCTTTGCTCGCCTGCATTTGTACGGCCTTGGTCCGAGACTGGTGTGCGACATCACTACTGAGATGGTGGAGCTGGCCCGCAACGAGCACTTGGTGACGCATGCCCCAGCCAGCGCCAACCACTGGTTGCGCGTCCTGAAGCTGCTAATGCTCTGGGCGGTCAAACGGGGCATGCTGCAGGCAATGCCTTGGCATGTGAAGATGCTAAAAGTGCAGAAGCGGCCGCGCTCTACGCTACCAGCTAGCATGGCGCGCCAGTGGCTGGGGAATCTTGATGCGGCGACCTGGCGCGACCCGGCAGTAGGTACGGCGGTGCGTCTGATGCTTGGGCTCGGCCTGCGCGAGCTTGAGGCGGCCGGGGCCCGTTGGGAATGGCTCGATTGGGATCGCCGCGTGTACACCCCGGGCAAGACGAAGGGGCGCGAGGCCGAGCCGGTGCCCACGCCTGATTGGGTGTTGGAGCACTTGCGCGCACTAGCGCCGGCGGCCCACGGCCTGATCGCCCCGTCGAGAAGGGGGAGCGCGCACCGCTCCGGCTTCGCGCGTACTGCCATATCCCTGGCCAACAAGGCCTGTGGCGTCGAGGGCATCACCCCGCACCGCCTGCGTGGCACCTTCGCCACCATGCTGTCCGAGGAAGGCGTGGGCGTCCAGACGATTCAGCTGGTAATGCGTCACAAAGACCCGAAGACCACTATGGCCTACTTGGAGAAGAACATCGATATCGCCGTCGCGGCACAATCGAAGATGGCGGAGAAAATGGGATTGGGACTGCGAGAAAACTGCGAAGTCCCTCCCGCCAAGCCGCATAAATCCTCATTTCCATGATTATCTCTAATCATCCGCTAAATTCCCGGGGTTTTGGTGCCAAAGCGGTTGAAATCGTGGTCGGGGAGGTGGCTTGCAGACAAATCGGGATCTGTTTTTGTTGCTCAATTCCGAGGAGAGTTCCGCAACAGAAAAATTGTCATTTTCAGAGGGGCGCCGCATGCGCCCTAGGGAATATATCGCAACTCGCGGGACTTTCGGATCTCCGGTTTCCGGACCGCCTCTCTGCTTGTCAGCTTTGAACGGCCTTCACGATGCCGAGGATACTGGCGCGGGATACCTCATGCAGCCTAGCTAGCGCGCTAACGCTTTCGCCCTCTTCGTACTTGGTGATGATGTCGGCGCGCTGCTCGGCCGTGGTCTTTGACGGCCGGCCCAGCGTCTTGCCTTCGCTCTTGGCGCGGGCCAGGCCGGCTTGCGTGCGCTCGACCAGCAAATCGCGCTCCATCTCGGCCACGGCCGCCAGCATGGTCATCATCATCTTGCCGGCCGGCGAGGTCAGGTCCAGCTTGCCCAGCTGCAGGACGATGACGGCAATCTTGCGGGTGGCCAGCAGCTTGACCGTGGCGCCGACGTCCTGCGCGTCGCGGCCCAGGCGGTCGAGCTTCGCCACCACCAGCGTTTCGCCGTTGCGAATCTGCGCCAGCAGCGCGGCGAACTCCGGGCGCTCGCTGGCGCTAGTCTTGCCGCTGATGGTGTCCGCATACCAGTAGTCCACCACGTGGCCGGCCGCTTCAATTTCCATCTTCTGGTTGTCTGCGGTTTGCTCTTTGGTGCTGACGCGGCCGTATGCGAAGGTTGCCATGGTGTTTCTCCGGTTAAGACTGTTAGAAAACACTGTTAGAATATATCTACCTGTTAGAAATAGCAAGCCCTATATTTATAACATTCATTTGTGTTGATGCTTGTAGGTGTTAGAAATCGTTCGTTTTCTAACAGGGGTATCAGGTAGGAATCAACATAGGTAGAATCAGGACGCTGGCGATGTCGCTGGTATTGACGAGGAGCTTTTATGTTGGAGATTACTGCCGGTGACCGTGCATACCTCACCGAGATGCGTGGCCTAGGAACCGATTCCAAGGGACGGGAAATCTTGGTCGGCCTTACCGTTGAGGAATCTAGGGAGTACATCGGCTACCTGGGCGTGCGAAGTGCAGGAACACATGCCAGCTCAGAGGAAAACGAGCGCTACATCGCACTGAATGATAGGTACGAAGCCGCCAGGCATGCGGTGTTAGGCGCAGAGATTGCCGCCCGCAGTGATACGTCTCCACGGCACTAGGCGCTGGCGGCGCAGGTTGGAACCCAGCTGAAGACCAGCAGGTTGAATTACCTGGCGGCGAAGAGCGCACGAAGGGAGCGAAGGGAACGCAGAAAAAACAGTGCTCCCTTCGCTCCCTTCGCGCTCTCTTCAATCGCTTGTTTCTGGAAGGCACCATATCCATGCGCCGCCCATGCTGAGCTTCTTCGCCTCGATGCCGAGTGATTTCTTCAGGCGCTTGGCCGCGTCCCAGGAGTGCCCGGCGTCGCGCACCTCGGCCTGCAGCGCTTTCGTGGCCATCTTGCCGCCGGCGTCCCGCAGCGTGTCTATCAGCATGCGCTCCAAGTCTTGCCGGGTGCCGCCGTCCTCGCCGGTGTCGTCGTGCTCCACATCACCCAAGATTTCCCGCGCTGTGCCCTCGATGACGCCCTCCCACACCGCGTGCGTCGCCTCGATGCCGCCGGCAATGGCCACCAGCTCGAGCGAGTAGGCCACGCCGCCATCATCGGGCGCGATGTTCGACTTCGCCCTGGCCATCACTCGGCGGCCGCTACCTTCCTCCTTTGCCGTCACCAGCACCATGCGGGCCAGCGCGCCGAACGCCTGGGAGCCAATGACGCGGTCCTGCGGCGCCTTGCCGGCGCCACCCTTGGCAAAGTGCGTGATGCCGATGACCGCGCAGCCGTGGGCGTCGGCGAAGTCCACTACCGCCTGCAGGCTACGGCGCACGTCGTTGGCGCGGTGCATGTCGCCGGCGACCGCCGACACAATCGGGTCTATCAGCAGCAGGCTGACACCGCCGATGGCGTCGACGGCGCGGCGCAGGTCGGGGATGTCCTGCGACGGGTCGAACGGTACGCTTTCTCCGTCCTGTGCGATGCCCTCGATGAAGTGGCAGCGGGCCAGGTTGGCGCCGGAGGCAATCAGGCGCGGTACCAGCGTGTCGTCGGCCACGTCCTCGCTCGACCAGATGAGCACGTTACCCCGGCCCGCGCACGCGGTGCCGTCCGGCCAGCGCCCGCCAGCGGTCAGCACCGCCGCCAGCGCGAGGGCGAGCGTCGTCTTGCCGGTCCCGGCCGCGCCGGCCAAGATGGTCAGCTTGCCGGCCGGCACCCAGCCGGGCCACAGCCAGGTGATGGGCAACGGCTTGATGTCGGCGCCGCACCTGATTTTGACGACGCGTTCGCCGCGCTGCATGGCCCGGTCGAAGGGGCGTACCGTCTCGCCTGCGCGCTCCACCTCGACGCGTGCCGCCCGCGCGGTGTCATCCTCCTTGCCCAGCGTGAAGCCGGCCATCTGGTCACTTGTGTGCTTGTCCGCCATCATGGTTTCGCCAGTTTCAAAAAGGCAGTGCGCTTGTGGTCGCTGTCGACCAGCAGCAGCCGACGCGGCCGGGCCTGGTACAGCCGGTCGGACAGCGTGCGCAGCGCGCCGTACCTGGTCAGGTTGCCGGGGAAAAGCAGCACCACGTCCAAGCCGGCCACCGCGCGGCAGTCGAGCGCGGTCGGCAAGTTCGCCGGGTCGATTTCGATGGCGTTCCGCTTGGGCGGCAAAATCCCGACGCCCAGCCACAGCACGCCGCCGACCGGCGCCAGGCCAAATTCCGTTCGGATGCGGGCAAGTTCGGCGAGAGTGCTCAATTCCCCCTCCCTGCCGGCTTTGCCTGGTCGGTGATACGGACGGAGCCGAACCACAGCACCGCCGCGCCCAGCTGGTCGGCCAGTTCCTCGGCCTCGGCCATTGCTTCCCGCTCAGTGGCACGTGGTGCGCCGGTATCCGTGCGCTCGGTGGTTCCGGTGGCGGTGGTGACTTCCAGCACCACACGTGCCGCCCACATTGGGGCCGCTGCGCCTCTCGCTTCCTCGGCCTCTTGTATGCGGCAAAGCACCGCGATGCGTGCCTGCGCCGGCTGGGAAAACTCACCCAGCCGCGCCAGGGCCTCCGCGATGGTGATGCGTATTTCACCTTGCGCGCTGCGCACCTTGAAAGTGCATTGCGCGGACGGCTCACCGATTCCAAGGTCGGAGCCCAGCAGGATCAAGGCTGGCTGTACCGGAGCGCCGGCTTTGATATGGGTGCTCATGCCACATGGCCTTTCAATACCAGCGCCTCGACCTGAATCGCTGCCTCGCGCATGAGCACGCCGTTGCGCAGCGCGCAGCTGGTGAAGCACTCCACTGCATCTACGGCGGCTCGGGTGCCTCGGTCTTTCGGGTCAATTTCCTCCAGCCTGTCGAAAATCGTCAACAGCAGGATTTCCAGCCGGGCGGCGTGCGCGCCAATATCGGAGGCGTGCTGACGAATGGCGGCGACGTTGATCATGCTCGGCTTGCTGCAGGCGCTGGCCGCTTCGATGGCGGCGTGGCGCTCGTTCGCCCGCGTCATGTCGCCGGGCGAGACGCCGGCGCTTTCAAGTTGCTCATGGACTTTGGCTTTCTGCTGCAACGTCATGGCGTTGAGCATCGCCTTGATGATGTGGTCGGCGTGGTGCAGCTCGGCCAGCAGGGCGGTAATGGTGGAGGCGTTCATTCGGCGCCTCGCACCGCAGGCAGTGCCTGCGCAGGCTTTTGCGATTCCATCTGCTGGGACAACGAGGAAATCTCGCCAGTCAGATCGGAGCAGTCCCAAAGATATTGCCCCCTGATTTCGTCGTTGAACGTGTCGAACGAGTCCAGGCCATCGCCAATAATCAGCGTCAGCATTGCAGACAGGTGCCCCGCCTTTCTGCTCAGCTGGCCGAGTGCGTTCTCGGCTTGCGCTAGCGCGCTCACGCTGCACCGCCGATCTTTGCGATGGCGGCGCGCCAGATAGCATGCCCCTCGGCCATGCCGGCATGGTAGGCGTCATCCTGCGCGCTGGCAGGGGCATACAGCCGGGCGATGCGCTTGCCCTCGATGCGGAAGGCCAGGGCGGCGCGTACGCCGGCCTTGTACTCGGCGCTGCGCGGGTCGCGCGGGCGGTTGAAGGCGGCTTGAAATAGTGGCTCGACGCTCAGGGTGCCGGCGTTGAATGGTGCGGGGGAGTGTGCTGATGTAGTGGCGCTGTAGGCGTGATTACCCAT